ATCGGCATGCCTGAATCTAACCGAGCCCGCGCAATCGAACAAGAAAGGACATTGCCCCGTATCGCCGGGGCCACGCGGTTTGGCTCACTTCGTTGTGTAGCTGTATGCGAAGCCGTCGAGCCCATCGAGCACGCAAGCGACGTAGGCGCCGCTCTGGTCGATGACGAGCCATTCTTTGACCTTCACGCCGCCGTTTGCTTTCACGTCGAACCCCGCCATCGCCCATGCCTTGATGATGTCGCCAGCGCGCTTCGCTTCGAGCTTCACACGGGCGTGTTCGATGTAGGCTTTGATTCCAAGGACGGCGGCGGCTTCGGTGATTTGTTTGAACATGCGCCGATCAATGTCACGGCTTGATTAACGTGTCAACAGGGTAATCAACGGCTTGTGCTGCGGTCATGCACTTTGTCGATGGTGAGCCCACGCTTCAGCGCTTCAGCCTTCACGGCGGCTTCGGCGGCTTCTTTGGTGTCGAACGTGTATTCGACGATCCCGCATGGCGTCTCGGCTCCTACGACGTTGCCGCGCCCGTCGATGTAGAGCGAAGCGCCCCACCCTTCGACGTTGCACGGTGCGAGGCTGAAAACCATCGGGTAGACGGGCGTGGTGAACTTTGGGTCGTTGCGGCGCGCGGTGGTGCTCATAACGCCGAAAGGCCCCGGTTAGGGGCCAGTGCGGGGCTCGACTTCTTACGCGTCGATCGCGACCTTACTCGGGTCGGTCGTCACCGATTTGACGGTGTAGTGCGGGTGAGCCGCCCAGCCGCGCGCGTAGATTGATTCGCAGTGTTTCTTAGCGGCGGCGGCGTTCTCGTGGTCGGAAACGAAGATGTAAGCCATCGTCGTACCGTTGATCTTGCTCACTGCGAAGTAGGCCATAACGTTGTGTGTGCTCATGCCGCGATTACTGTCACGAGTTGATTAGGCTGTCAACAAGGTAATCAACGTTAGGCGCTGAATCTTGGTCGAACGTACCATGATCCGACGTAAGCCGGCGTCTCGCCCGAGTGATCCCACCGTCCGAAGAATACCTGACCGTGCGGGAAGAAGAGCCGAAAGGATCCGTCGGTGTCGTGCTCGATGCGGTTAGGTAACTGGTGCGACTGTGCCGCATAGTTCAATGCTTCGTCGAGCATCCGATCTTTTGCGTCTTTCGCCACTTGCACCCGCTCGATGATTGTTCGTCTTCGCTTTGGTCGGCGCACATTTGCACTCCGCTTCATATCGCACGGCTTCGAAGCGTGCGCCATTTAGGGAATTGAACACGCGGCGGGCTCGATGCGCTGGCCCCGCGAAGATCAAGCTCAGTCGCTCGCACTTGTGGCACACGCGATACACATAGCGCGTGGCGCTCATTAGGCGGCCTTTCTGAAGCGGTACAGCCCTTGCCCTAGGCGGTCGAGCTTCCCGGCTTGCCCGAGCCAATAGAAGCCGCTGGCGACCCATTGCAGCTTATAAGCGACCCCGAGCTTCGCGAGGTGCGCAGTCATCTCGGGCGCCGTCCATGCTTTGAGCTGTTGCTTTGCCATGGCTTCGAGCATTGTAGCGGCGATCGTGGCGGCGGGCGGCTTGTCTTCCTTCGGCTTTGCCTCTTCGAGCGACGCGTCGAGAATCCCTGGCTCTTTGCCCTTGTAGGCTTTGAACGGCTTCACCCTGGCCACGCCGGGGATCTCGAAGCCCTGCCCTATGAGCTGGCGGATCCGGTCGTCGATGCGCTCGATTTGCTCTTCGAGGTCGTCGCGTTCGTTCTTCAGGTCGGCGATGCGTGTCAGGTTTTCGATGCTCATGTGTGCGTTTCCCTTTGTTGTAGTTATTCTGCGATCCCGGTGACCGCTCGTCGAGCAATTGATCCGGGTGTAGCTGCGGGCATCTCGCCGCGCAGGATCGGGGGTAGTACCTTCCACGCGGCATAACCGGCGGCGTCGCTCGCGTGCGTCAAGTTGTGATCGCCTTTGTCGTCGAGCTTGCCTTTCCCTTGCTGAGTCTTTCTCCATCCGACTTTGCGCACGTCGGCATGAAGGTGCGGGCATGCTTGCTTGTCGTATGTCATCGACACCGTGCCATCGACGGCTTTCGCTAGCCGATTCATATTGTTCACGCGATCGATGACGCGCGGGTTCGCGTGGTCGGTATCGATCGTGTAGCCGACCCCGGCTTCTTCGAACTCTTCCGCTTGCTGTGCGTAGTCGTGCTCGCCCTGATTCGAAGTGCTGCCGCGCATGCCGCTGGCGTCTCCGAAACACTGATAGAAAAAGCTCGGGTAAGCCTCCATGAGTGCGCGCGTCTGCTCGCGTGTCGAGCGCTGCCGACCGACGACCTCGCCAAACCAGTGAATGTGATTTTCCCATGGGCTGAACTCGGGCCCGAGCTGCCCGACGACCCACACCATCGGCGCGGGGTCAAAGTTGAAATCCTCGCCGACGATGAGAGGTCGCGTAGTCGTGGGCTCAGTGTCGCCCCATGGGCACGGCGCGGTGTTATGCTTCCCGAACGCATGGTAGGCGCGCCCGCCGAGAACATCGACGTGCTCGGCGTCAAGCTCCTGAGCCGCGAAAAGCGCGTCGTAATTGCTTCGAAGCATGTCGAGAAACGCCGGAGCAATGACGCCACACCGCACGCTCTCGCTTGTCGGCACATGCATACACCCGCGAAGGGGCCATGAGCCGCTAACGACAAAGTTCTCGTATAGCCAATCCTCGCCGTTTGTCGTGCTCGTGATGAATCCGCGCCGATAGTCGGGGCTCTCACGTAGGCGGCTTAGAATGACCTTGTAGGTGTCGTTGGGCGTGTCGCGGGTCTCGTCGATCCAGTACCAAGCGAACTCGGTGCCGCGTAGCGGGTTCGCGTCGCCCATGACGCGGGTGAAGATCGTGGTGATGATTCCCGGCACGATCCGCAAGCTCAGAATGTTGCGGTAGGTCTTGAACACTCGGCGGGTCAGCCCCCACTCGCGCGGCGGGCGTTGGTCGACCACGTAGGGGATCCCGTAGTGGTCGAGCCAATAGAAAAGCTCGCGCAACGTTGCCTGTGAAAGCTGATCGTAGGTGTTCGCGCCGATCAATCCCGTGAGGTCTGGGCGCTCGAATGCGCGCATGATTGCCCAATGCGCGCCGCTGTATGTCTTGCCCGTGGCCACGCCGCCCATGAAGGCAAAGGCTTCATAGGGGTTGTAGATCGCGGCGGCTTGGTACTCGGTGAAGCTCGCGCGCGGTGGTGCGGGCTCGTCGCTCACCCGCTCACACCGTCGAGCACGTCGGCGACGGCTTCGGTCAGCGCGTGCTCATCGTCGAGCAATTGCCCCCGGTCGATGTACTCGTTCAGCACGGCGCCCACGATCTCGGCGGCGGCGTTGAAGTCTGCCTTCGGTAGCGCTTCGATGCGTCTCGTGATCTCGGATTTGATCTCGGCGACGACTTGCTCGGGCGTTGGCTCGATGCGTCCGCGCAGCGTGAACGTCATCTCGCCCTCTGGCATAGGCTGCGGCTTTCCGAAGTTCACATGACCGGCGCTCGAAGTGTCGAGCCTCACGGCGTGCACTTCTCGAAGCTCGACCCCGTTGCTCAGCTTTGCGATCTCACACGACGTCAGCGCCCGATCGAAGATCAGAACCTCACCCTCTTGCTCTGTCACCATGGGCCCTTGGTCGGCTCCCTGCCACTTGACGTCGCTCACTTGGCGCTCGCTTCGTCGAAGAGCCGCTGGCTCACCCACACACGCACGTCTTTGCCTTTGCCGAGAATGCAGCCGTGAACCTCGGTCTCGCCGTCAAGCGACGGGTAGCGCGGGGTAACGTTGATCTCTGCCCCGCTTGCTACGGCGTCGCGCACTTCCTTGATCGTCTCGGGCGTGAATGAAAATTGTCTGAATAGATTGCTCATGCTGGCTCGTCTCCTTCGGTTTGGTGCGTAAGGTGCCAAAACGCGCACCGTGGGCAAAGATAAATGCGTAGCTCTATGGCGAATCTCTGGGCTCGGCGGTCGCGAGCTTTGAGTGCTTTCTTAAACGTGCGGTGCTTCTTCTTGTTCGGGCATCGATGCTCCGCTTTGCTTCTCATGAACTCGATACTCATCGGATCTCGCCTGGCGTGTCATAGAACGAGCGAAGCCGTGCCACTAGGTCGACGACGTCGAGCGTCTTGCCCCCGTCACCGACGATGACGACTTCGAGCTTCGTCAGCCTAGGCAAGTCGTCGGCTTCGCTCCCACGGTCGTCGCCTGACATCTTGGCGCGCCCTGGGCCGGCGACGTCTTCGTGTCCGCTCTTTTCGAGCATCATGCCGGCTTTGATAAGCGTGGCCACGTCGCCAGCGCTCTCGATGGGGATCGCGTCTTTCTCGCTGCGTGCGAGCGCTGTCGTTGCTTTGGCGAGAGCGAGCCTACCGACGACGCGGTGACGCTCTCGCATTTCTTCGTGTTCTTTAACCCGCTGGGCTCTGAGCTTGTCGGCGGCTTCGAGGGCGACGCTCGAATCGAATGCTCGCACCCGTTCGACCCATTTGTCGCGGGCTGACCATCTGGCTACCAGCGTTCTACTCTTGTTCAACCCTTCGGCTACTCGCTCGAATGAGCGCGCGTCGTGTGGCTGATTCAGATAAAGCTGAAACGCTGCAAAGGCTTGCGAGCTTTCTTTCTCGCCTCGTTCCCACGGTTTGCCCACGGTTGGTTTAGGTGCCGCTTTCGTTGATTCGCTGGGCTCGGCGAATGTTGATGCTTTGCTTTGCCCCGCCTAGGTTTCTGAGTGCGTGGTTCAGCCCTTCGTGCATGGCGGGATCTACGCCGTTAAGCTGCAATAGCGTGGTGATGGTGTGTTCTGCTTTTGTGATGGCTTGCCACGCGGTGACGTCTTGTTCGAGCGTCGGCGATGGGCTCGGCTTTCCTACGCTCATGATGCCATCTCGTCGGCGACGCTGAAGGTGGTGACCGCCGATTCAGTGCCTACATGGGTTTCGATCTTCGCTTGCCCGGTGTGTTTGAGGTCGCGGGCAGCTTGCTCCCCGCTGTGCGGATAATGACGCTTTAACCTGCTTAGGTAAGCGCGCCATTCGTCGTCGTTCTCGATCAAGATCGTCGATGTGATGGTGACGACGCGTTTCATCGCTGCCCAGCCATGCGCATCGAGAGCGCGATCTTGAACGTGGTCGTTTCGTCCATGGTCTCGGCGTGGGCTTCGAGCTTGCGAAGCTCGGCGCGAAACTTCAGTCGCACGATGTCGTTGAACGCGCGCTTTCGAAATGGTGCTTCCAGCTCGTCGAGCTTGCGCAGCCAGAATTGTGCGGTGGGTCTGCCGCTGGTGTCTGCCTCGCCATCACGTGGTCGCTCGTCGGGGTTCAGCATGTCGAAGTAAAGCCCGGCGGCGCTGCCATCGTCGAACACGCTCAGCGGGTCGGTATCTTTCGCGTCTCTCACTTCGCACGCTCCCTGTGTTCTCTCATGCGGGCTTCGAGCACTTCGCGGATCTGATGCTTCACGATAGGCTCGATGTTCATCGCGTTGATTTTCTGGGCGAACCACCGCACTTCGTCGGCGACTGCTTTCGCTGTGGCGGGGTCGTGCTTCGAGCCTCCGGCGGTGAAGCTCACCTCGCGCTCGGGCTTGTCTTCGTCACCCGTGCCCGCCGCTGCCATCGCCTCGCGTTCTTCTTTGGCGGCGATGTTCGTCAGCTTGGCTAGCGTCTCGGGCTCGAATCCCACCACGGCGGCGAGGTGCGGGTGAAAGGCTTCGAGGTCGCCGACGAGCTTCAGCACTTGCGCGGCGTTCCACCGTGCAAGGCGCCCGGTGTGATTATGCGCGAGCCCGAGAGCGATGGCGCGCTCGTCGGTCACGTCCAGCTCGATGATGTTGCCGTGTGTCATTCCCATCGATTGCATGACGAGCAAGCGAGCATTGCCAGCGATGACGCGGCGGCTTTGCTTTTGAACGATCAGCGGGTCGACCTGGCCGAACTCTAAAAGGCTCGCGTGAATGGCGGCGATGTTCTCGTCGGGGTGCTCGTTCGCGTTGTCAGGGTCTGGCACCAGCGTTGAAAGCTCGACGCGAGTCATGCGCACGTCGGCGAGCGCTGTCGTTGCCGGCGCTGGTTTGGTCTGGTCTTCTGGTACGGCTTGCCTGTCCAGCTCGAATGCTTCGCACCCGCATTGAACGTTCTTACCGAGATCGAAGGCAAAACACTCGCCGTTAGGGTGCTGTTTTTCGTCGTGTCCGCACGTGCAGATCATGATCGACCTGCGAAGATGCCGCGAATGGATTACGTCGATCATTCGCCGTATTCCGCGACTAGCTCGGCGAGCGTTGCGCGCAGGAATGCGCCCAGTGATACGCCGTGGCGGTCGCACACCTTGCGCGCTTCGGCTTTTAGTTTGGCGTCGATCCTGAAGTCGTAAGTCGAATCGGGCGGCTTGTTTTCGAGCTGGGCTCGTTCGAGCGCTCGATCGGTCATGCTGTCTTGTTTCATGTCGGTGTGTTTTACCCGACAACTAACACCCGGTCAAAGATCCCTGTCGGTAACGGTGACAAACGCCGAGCGAAGCACGCGGGTATATGCATGGGTCGCGAGCTGTTGATTTTGCTCATCATTCGACGAGGCAAAACAGGAAGTCGGTGGGTATATGGGGCGGTTTGGGGGAAATGTGGGATCGGCGTGGCCGTGTATCTGATGCGGGCTAACCCCGTGGCACTTCGACCGCCGCGCAGCGGTAAAAGGTTCGGGGGAAAGGCCGATCATTCAAGCATGACAATCGGGCCCGATCAGCCTCACGCCGATCCCGTGTGAAGTCTGCACTCGTGCTGCGTTTTTCGCAAGGTGCGAAGATGCTCGACGGGCGCCTTCCTACTTGCGACACATTGGTTTGACGGCGCTCAGCGTCGAGCACTGAGAGCTTAGAACAAGCTTGCAACTACGTCGAGCGCATCTTCGAGCTGTAGGATCCTGGTCTGCCCTTCGACGGTCACTTCGACCTGCCAGCTCTGAGCCTCGCCGACGAGCATGTCGGCGGTGTCGCTCTCGCTCAGCGTGATCGCGAGGCGCCCGCTTTGCTCAGTGTCGATCGCGACGCCGTCTTCGAGGGTCTTGACCACGGCGGCGTCAGTGCCGGCGAACGTTGCGATTGCCGAGTCTACGGCTGTCAGGTCGAGGGCTTGCTTTGAGATGATGTCGAAGATCTCGACGGTCACGACAAGAGCTTCGCCCTGAACAATGCGGTCGACGTCGGCGGTGGCGATGAGGCGGGTTTTCTGAATAGGCATGCAGGCACTCTAGCGCGCTAGACGCGCGGGGGCCAATTCCAATGCCCTGGCGTTGGTGTTTCTGAGAACTTAACCGACGTCGGGAAGAAGAGCCCGGTCGGGTTGAAAATGCAAAGACCGACCGATCCGTCTTCATTCACTTGGGTGATCGTCGCGGCGCGAGGGACCGACTTGTATTCACCGCCGGGCGTTCCGTAAGCCTGGTAATGAACGACGCGCCCGACACTTGGCTTTAGCTGTGGCGGTGGGCCGCCCTGCTGAATGTGCGAGCCCAATACGTTGCCGCCGATGTTCATGTGATTGCCTTCGCTCACGGTGCGCCTTTCGTCAGGAGTGATTGATTGCCGATCGCGGTGACGACGTCGCCGAGATCAAAAAGCCAAATGTGCGTAGCGTCGCGGCGGCTGAAGATCTTCGCGCTGTGCACTTCCCAAATGATCTCGTCTCTGAACCTCAGCGTTTGCTGAAGCGCGTCGAGCGTGGCCTTCACCGGGTTGTCGATGTCGCGCGGTCGGATCTTGTATTCCCTCGTCACCCAAGCCGAAGACTCGATCGCAATAATGCAAGCGACGGTTCCCTTCGGTTTGAACTCTCGGCGCCAGCAAGCGGCTTCGACCTGCTGACGCCACCCTTCGACGCGCTTGTCGTTGGCGACCATCACGCGCCCGAGCTTAGGGTTGTAGAACTTCTTGTAAATGTGATTCGCGGTGGGCGGCATGTCGGGCACTTCGACGTAAAATTCGACGCCGCGAGCCATGCGATAAGCGCTCATGAGAACCTTCACGCCGTAGGGTAGCGCTTCGGTCAGCGACGTTTTCCAGCTCGGTCGAGCCCATGCGTCGGGAAGGGCGTCGGGCTTGTTCAAGCGCTCACCGGCTCGGCGGCGGGATCGGCTGATTTGATCGGGGCGAGAACGAGCTGAGGCGCGACGAGTGCGCGCTTCTCGGATCGAGCGGCTTCGTTCCATGAAAGCTTTTCGAGGTGGTCGACGATGTTCGCTCGCAAGGAATTGACCACGTCGATCGAGAGGTTCTCTCTCACGAACTTCGCACCCTTCGACCAACGATCGGCGCGCTCGCCTTCGGTCATAGTCAGAGCGTGGTCGAGAGCGACCGAAAAGCTCGCGTTGTCGGTGTATGTCAGCGCGCCCGGGATCCGCCACTCTAGCCAATCCGGCACCACTGGCACGGCGCCAGCGTAGAACGCTTCGAGCGCTGCAATATTCGACTTGCACCGATTGAAGGCATGGTCGGCGAGCGGCACGATAAACACGCTCGGGTTCACCGCTGCAAGCGTTGCGAAGTAGGTGAGCTGGTCTTGCATTTTGCCGCTCGAAGCTCGATCTTTTCCGATCGCCTCAAGTGCTCGATACGGCGCGAACCCTTGGAACATCCAACGCCAGCTCGGGTGCTTCTCTGCTGCCGCTATGATCTCGGGCGTGAACATCTCGACGTCGCGAATGTGTGTGTTTGTGCCGCGCCACATGACGATCGGGTTTGTGATCGGCACCGTCGAGCGCACGGGTCCGACGATATTTGTCATCATGGCGTTGGGCACTACTCGCACGCGATCGGGCGGGCAGAATTGACGAAACACGGCGGCGAGCGCTTCGGTCGTCACCGTGACGACGTCAGCGACCGAGCAGATCTGAACGATGACGCGATGAACCTCGACGTTCATAAACGAGTCGTGGTGCGGGTTGTCGCGAGGAAGTGCGAAGAAATTGTCGTCATATTCGACCCAAATCGGCAAACCATGCTGAGCCGCCATGCGCGCGATCTTGAGCTGGTTGTCATTCGTCGGTCGCTGAAACATCACGGCGTCGATTCCGCTCAAAGATGCCCAGTGAATGTTATCAAAGACCGTTGTGTTCAAGCTCGGGCGCTGCCGCCGCAAAGCATGAAGCGGGCCCATGCACCGATAAAATGAAGTCGAGTCGACTAGGTTTGAAGGCAGAGCCAATAGATTGAAGCGTGCGCGCGCCATGTGAAAGATCCTCCCGCGCTGAAAGTATCTGCACGCTCGGCAATGGTCAAATGCGTTTGCCGTGGATCACGACTGAATGCTTTTCTTGAAACGTCTCGCCAGGGATCACCAACTCGCCGTCGAGGCCGACGAAGGCCGGGTTGCTCGCTAGCGCCCTGATGGTGCGGTTTGGTTGCGGCTTCAACGAGCGCGTGAGCGCTTGGCCGTCGACGTTCAGGCACCTGATGCCGTCGATCTTCGGCGACACCAGCACGGGGTACTTCAGCTTTTCTATGGCGCCGTCGCAGTCGCTAGCCAGCATCGGTTTTATTGTCGTGCTCATTCGTCACCAAAGACAGGCATTTGAGGGCGTTGAATTAGTAGCGACTGAGAGGTTTTATCCTCTGCACTTTTTGGCTCAAGCCACTCTAGGAAAGTAGTGCCCTCCGGCCGCCCTTTGAATACTTTTCCTAATTTCGAAAGCGGCTCTAAATCGATCCCGAATGCGATAAGGGCGCTACCATGAGAAGCAGCCTCCTGTCGCCTATTTTCTCTCAATACGCCAAATTTCAAACGACCTCGCACAAACAGAACCGAGGTACAAGCTTCGATCGCCTTTTGGAATGTGCGAGTGTCAGTATGGGCCGGGATTAGAAGAAGTACGGGTTTTTCGACGCTACCCTCAATAATACATTTTTTTACCCAGCGGTCCCTGGCTTCTCCATATGGAGGATTGCAGAACACATTTTTTGCATTCCAAGGCAACACACAGCCATCGTCAGGAAGATGATAGAACTGTGTCGCCTTCGTTGGATTATCTGGATCTGTGCACGGATCTAGATCTATGCCTCCCAGCAAGTCTCGCACCGGCTCTAGCAGATAGTTGGGTGTCAGCATCGCTTGACGAGCGTGATTTTCTGGCCGGCGACGTTTCGCATTGTCGAATCTATGAATCGCTTTGCTCGCTTCTCGTTTGATAAGTGGGGTTTTATTCATTTTCATTCAGTTAACTTCTTTCGCTTTGAGTGAGGGCGTGATTGACTATGCACACGATCGCGCCGTCGACCGCGCACCTTACGACCATGGGGCATTCTGGATCGAACTGAACCGCGATCAGCGCTTCGAGCGCGTCGTATAGATTCCGCCTTATGCGCTTGCGTGCGGCTTTCTTCGGTGGGTGGCTCATGAGGGAAGCTCAGCGTCGACTACGGCGCGCGCTCGTCTCTCGTCGGTGTCGATCCCGTGGCCGTTCGGCATGATCACGGTGTAGCCCGCGCTCACGTAGTCATCGACGCGCGAGTCGATACCGGCGAGAGCGTTGCCTAGCGTCCAAGCGCTTCGCACCCTCGCGAACTCCATGGCTATTTCTCTTTTGCGTCGTTGCTTGTGGCGTCGGATCGTCTCTGCAATCGTGTAGCGCTTCATCACAGCACCCACACAAGGCGGTCGATCGAGCGGGTGACCGCGACGTACTCAAGATTTTGCTCTTCGATGATCCCGCGCGCTTTCTGTTCTGCTGCGACCGTCGAGTAGCCATCTTTGATGAACGCTTTTCGTTGCGGGTACAGCGTCGACTTGAGCACGAAGACGCGCGAGGCTTCGAGACCTTTCGACTTGTGGATCGAGCTGCACACGACCATTGGGCGGCGTTCTTCGTCGCTATTTCCGAAGAGCGTTTCGAGGCGGGTGATCAGCTCGGCGGGGCTCGTGAGCCCGTCAGTGAGAGCGATCAAGATCTCGGCTTTGTCCTTCACCGCTTCGATGAGGTCATCGGCGGCGTTCGCCTTGCGTGCGTCGTTTTGAATCTTAAGAATCTCGCGTTCTGACCATCCGTCGATGTTGCTCATGAGGCGGCCCATCGTGGTGGGCTTCCAGCGTTTCACGATCGCTTTTAGGCCTGCCGCTACGTCCTTGCCCTCGATGCGGGCCGGCTTCCCTTGGCGAAGCATGCGAAGGCAGATCGAAGCGAGCGGCGCGTTCTTGCGCGAGAGAATGAAGTCACCAGGCTGAGCGGTGGCGACGAGCTGCGATTCATGGAGCGCCTCGATTGCGCCTTGTGCGTTCGTCTCGGCGGCCACGAAGTCAGGGACAAGCGTGCGGGCGTAGGCCACGATCGACTTTCCGCATCGGTAGGTGCACGTGAGGCCAAGCTCTTTCGCTTCAAGCTCGGCTTTGAGCCGGTCGAGCGCGGTGCTGTCAGCGCCACGGAAGCCGTAGATCGCTTGGCGGTCGTCACCTACAACGGCGGTGCGGCCGGTCTTGTTGCGCACACGCTGGGCTAGTTCGAGCTGCGCGGCGCTCATGTCCTGAGCTTCGTCGACGACGATCAAGTCGTATCGTGGGCGGGCCCATCCGTTGGCAAGCGGCAAGAAGAGCATGTCGTCGAAGTCGCACGTTGGGCGCGGGCCTTCGTCGCGCTTCTTCGCCAGCTCCATCGAAGCGTAGGCCATGCGCGCGAGCTTGTCGGTGGTCCAGCCCTCTTGCTGCCACTCGTCGTCTGGTTCGAGGTCGAAGCGAGCGGCGAACTCTTCGAGAAGCGCGAGCGTCCCGTCGCGGTCGTCGAAGTTGACGATCGAGCCCTTGCCGATGCCGGCGAGCTTGGCGACCTTCTTCACCATCTCGTCGGGTGCTTGCTCGCCACACGTGCGCTGGGCGAGCTTGAAGCCGCGCTGAGCGTCAGCCTTGCAGCCGTCCCAATACTTCATGATGATCGAGTAGCCAACGCCGTGAAGCGTTTTGGTCTCAGCGCGAGCGCCCGCCGCTGCCACCTTCGCGGTCAGCTCTTTGGCGATGCGCTTATTGAACGCGCAAAGGAGGATCGCTTGTTCGGGTGCCTTGCCGACGGCTTCGACGATCGTGGTCGTCTTGCCGGTACCGGCGCGAGCGCGAACGACAAGGTTGCCCTCGCCGTGCTCGAACCACTCGAAGATCGCCTTTTGTTGCTCTGACCAATTGCGGCTCATTTGGCCACCGCTTTGAGCATCGAGACCTTGAAGGCGCGGCGGGCGGCTTCAGTGGAAAACATCGCCACGATTGCAGAGCGGCGGCCGTCGTCGCCCTTGTCGGTGAGAACGTACCAGTTGCCAACGGCGCGACCGCCACGGGTTTTATTCGCCAGCTCGTTACGCCAATTTTTTGGATTGCTGAACATCGTTGCTTCCCTTTGTTCGAGGTCGGCACGGCGCCGACGACGTAAGAAGGGTTGTGTCACGACTTGATTCGCGTGTCAAATGAGAATCAAGCGCGGCCGCAAAATAAATCGGGCGGGTATTTTACTCGGCGGTGGCGGGTGCGACGTCGAACGAAGCGACGCGCTCGAAGCTCAGCACTTGCGCGCCGTACACTTCTTCGGCAACCGCGACGTAACGCGCGGCTTCGCCGACTTCCTGGCGCCACTCTTTGAGACCTGATTTCACGATCGTGACCCTGGTGTCGTCGCCAGCGATGAACACTTCTTGATCGATCGTCTCGGGTGCTGCCAGCTCGACGGTGTGGCGCACTTCCATCGGCGCGCTCGGGTCACCGAGAGGCAAGGTGCCTTGCGCGGGCGAAGTCTTCGGGAAATCCATTTGAATCTGTCGCTCGTCGGCGGTGAAAGCTCGCGTGTCGAGAATGCGACCGGTCGCCGCCTCTCTCACTTCGACGGTGTTCGCGTTGAAGTTGAAGTGTTCTTCGACCTCGACGATTCGCATTTCTTGCCCCTCTTGCACGGCGGTGAGCAAGCGCGAGATCTCGCTATCCTTCTCTTCGATGCGCCCTTTGTATGCCGTTTTCACGCGCGTGAACTCGCTTTCGAGCGAGAGCTTCGCGAGCCTCACTTGAGAGGCTTTGCGCGCGAGCGCCACGGTCTCGGCGTCGTCGAGCTTCACGGTTACTTCTTTGGTGGATCGTCTGACTTCGTTTTGCATTTCTTCCCTTTGGTTGTGCCGCACGGGGCGGCGTTGGTTACGTGTGTTGAGACTGCTCGGCGCGAGCTGCCGGGCTTGATCCGCCGAAGATCTTCGTCACCGCTCGCTTGTCGTTGGTGATCGCATCATTCCACGATCGGATCTCTTCGATGCGCGCCTTCGAGACGTCGGCGACGTCAGCGCAACCGATCTTGCGGTTCAGCATTTCCTTAGTGACCCCGGCGGCTCCGAACGCGGTGTAGATCCTCGCCGCCATCTCTCTTCCGATGGGGTCAGCCTTTGCCGTGGTGCTCGCTGGCGTTGCGCCCACACGTTGCCCCGCCTCTGGCGTCGTCGCGTCGCCTTCGCGCTCCTGCGTTGTTTCTCGCACGTCTTCGGTCGGGATCGTGAACGTTTGGAGAAGCGCATATTTCTGGGCGAACGCCATCGCCTTGTTTGTGCTCTTGTCGCTGGTGTCGAGCGCTTCGGCCCACACGGGCCCGATCGTCTCTCGGCTGCCGTCTTCAGCAACGAAGACGTACTCGACTTCGAGCACGACGTGAATCATCGTCGAGCCGCTCTTCGTCGAGCGCTCGCCCTGTATGCGCTGAAGAACGCGAGGCTTAGTGTAAACTCCATGCTTCGCGAGCACGCTGTGAATCATGTTATAAACGGCATCGATTCCGCGAAACGAATAATTTTGATCCTTGTTTTTGCTGCCTTTGTCGACGGCTTCGATCTCGCGCATGATGTCGGCCATCGCCTTGTAAATCATGGGCGGCTTTGGCTCAGTGTTTTGGGTCGTCTCGGTCTGTGTTTCGGTGGTCATTTTTTTCCTTTCGTTTGTGGCGGCACGACACCGCCGGTTTCATTCTGTCTTACGGTTGATCGCCTTGCAAGTCGCGACGTGTGATTCGTGCACGTCGGTCGGCACCGCGAACGCATTACTCGCGCTCACCGGCACCAATCGAAAGAAGCGCAGCGCGCCAACGTTCAAGCGTATCGGTCTGCCTTCGGGCTCGGCGAGCGTGACGATCGTCATCTCACGGCACTCGGGGCACGGCTCGGTTTTCATCTCGTGAACTTCCATTTAGAATGCCTCGACTTCGATCTTCGCGCCCGTGTGCCACCCTGGCAGAGTGATCTCTTCGACGTCGTCGCCGTAGCATTCCCAGCGGCGAGCATCGATGCAATCGCGCAAGCGGTTCTGAGCGTTCACGCGGCGGGCGTGGGCTCGGGCTAGGTCGCTGTGCTTCAGCCTGTAGACCTTGCAGCCGAAAGGCTCTTCGCGCTCGATAGCGATGAACCGATAGTCGCTGTAGACACCACGACCGAGAGCGTCGCCGGCTGCGCAGTAGTGCGCGGCTTGGAAGTCGTAACCGAAGTTGGCAATCGCTTTGGCGACCTCGCCAGGGCTCGCGTTCGCTAGCGTCTTGATGTCGAAGATCGCGTCGGGTGTGATCGCGTCTAGGCGAGCACGGTTCAAAATGAACGAGCTTTCATCGACCCAGTAAATCGTGGCTTCCTTTCGCGTCTCTTTCGCCGCTAGCATCTCGCGGATCTCTTTGTTCGAGAGCGCCGCCATGCACATGTTCTCGACCTGGCGTTTGTCGGCTTCTTCGATGATCTTCGCGCCCTCGGGGATCGGGTTCTCTTCTTTCCACTTCGCTTTCTTTTCTTTGTTCTCCTTGAACCTCTGGTCGCCGAACTTTGGGATCATGATCCGGGCGGCGTACACGTCGGGCTCTAAGAGCGCTTCGTGAACGAGCGAGCCGATCAGCATGTCGCCGGTCCCGTCTTCGTCGCGGTAAGGCTTCTCCCACTGGGTGATGAAATGCAGCGGCGAGCGCTCGATCTCTTGCAGTGCTCCCTGACTGATCGCCGTCTTGTCTGAGTGATATTGCGCGGCGGGCATCGCGTGGATCTTGTTGATCAGGTCGGCGTCTTCGGGCCCGAGCGGTCCGTTCATGAGTCTCGGCAAAATGCTCATAGCGTGGTCTCGCTTTCTTTTTTGGTGTCGTTGGCTCGTGCTTCAGCGACGGCTTTCGGGAGCTGCACACGAAACACCGCATCGGTCTTTGGTAACATGTCGTCGATTGCTTTGATGATCTCGGCGAAAAGCTCGGCGCGCGGTCGCTCTGGAATCATGAAGTCGCTCACCGCGTTGATCGCGTGGTGCAACGTCACGATGTACGAACACGATCGAATGATCTTCTCGTGAATCCCTGCGTCGCTCGTCGACGCGTAGGCCATCGCCGCGAGTGAGAGCGTCGCCTCTGACGAGCTTGTCAGCGTCGTTCTGAAGATCTCGAACACCTTCGGATCGAACTCGGCGCCGAGAAGTTGAGCCCTAAGCTCGGGTGACATTTTTTGAAGTAGCTGGTTCATTTCTTCGTCTGTTTTTTTCATCGTGATCCCTTTCAATCGTTTAGGTCGGTCCAGTGATTCGCGCCCAGTGCGGGCGTTTGAATATGGCGTGGTTCGGGTGCGTCGTCTTCGAAGCGTTGCTGTGCTCCGTTGAATTGAAGCTTCACGTCGACCTCTTCGCCGTCGCGCTGCTTTAGAATCTCGATCACTGACTCGCGCGGGTCGCTCGTCTTGTCGAAGACGTGGCGGCGTTTCAGTCGAAGCACGACGTCGGCTTCGGTGAAGAGCACGTCACTCTCGCGAAGAAGTCGATCGGTTCCTCGGGTCTCGTAATCGTCGCCACCGTTGCGATTCTCTTGCGCGAGCGCGAGCACGCAAAATCCTAGGCGCGCTAGGTCTTTCAGATCCTTCGCGATCGTTGCGACCTCTTGCTCGCGATTTCCGAACGCGCCCGAGGCTTGGATCTTTTGCGCGTAGTCGATGACGACAAGCGAAAGCCGGCCCTTGCGATTCTCGCGTGAAGCTCGGGCTCTGATCTCGCGCGTGCTGATCGGGCTCTGGTCATCGATTATAAATTTGCTCGATCCGAAAAGACCGACCGCGCCCATCGCCTTTGCCCAGTCGTCTTGCTCGAAGAGCCCGGCGCGCATCTTCGTGTGCTGAATCTTTCCGACCGCCGCCATTGCTCGACGGGCTAGCTCGCGCTTGCTCATCTCGGCGCTGAAGAACATCACGCGGTGACCAGCTCGGGCGGCGTTCGTCGCGATGTTGAGAGAAAGCGCGGTCTTTCCCATGCGCGAGCGAGCCATGAGCAAGATCAGTTGGCCCGAGCCCATGCCAATGATCGCGCGGTCGATGTCGGTGAATCCCGAAGATACAAAGCTCTCGGGCGAGACCGCCGCGCCGGTTTCGCTTCGGTGCTGCATTTCTTTGACGACGTCCTGAAGCTCGACGCGTAGGTCGGCGGTCTGGCTCGGCTCGCGCGCCTCGATCTCGTCGAACTTCGAGATCAGCCTTTCCTTTACGAGCGTCACGTCGCCGCCCTCTTCGATCGAGCGCATGGCGTCACGCGTCGCGAGGTACATTGTCCGCACTGCCGCCGCCTCTCGAACCATTTGGGCATACGTCGAGACGTTAGCGGCGGTGGGTGTGCGCTCGACGAGCCCGAGCACGTACAGCGCACCGCCAACGGCATCGATTCGCCCGGTTGCTTTGAGGTGAGCCGTCAAGCTCACCTCGTCGATTGGAACGCCCTTTGCGTTCAGCTCACCCATTGCTTTGAAGATCACGCGATGGCGCTCGTCGCCGAAGTCTTCGGGGCGTAGCGTGTCGCTGACGTCGAGCAAAACGGTGTTATCCAAGATCACGGCGCCGAGAACGCTCATCTCGGCTTCGATCGGGCTCTGTCGCTTCACACGCGCCTCGCCTTCGGGATCGCTCGCCTTGCTGCCCTACAGTCGGCACATGAGCACCGAAAACGCTTAGAAATCAGCTCGGCGACGATGTCGGCTGCGATTCGGTTGTCGAGCGCGGCGGCTGTCTCTAGGTTCGCCGAGACGTGCGCCGTCACCCGAAAGTATTTGGCCACCGCCCTCGCGGCGGGGTCAGGTTTGGCTTTGTAGCCCTTTTTGCGCCCTGCCCCTGGCCTTGCCCCTCCCCAGTTGTCTGAACGCTGCTCAGAGCCAATGGGGCCACCGTGTGTCGTTTCCTGAATTTTACTCATAGGGTCACCTCTTCGAAAAGTGCTTCGGTCAGCACTTGTCCCAAATTGTTTGCGGCTGACTTGTGGATCTCGGCTAGCACGTCGAGCGTGATAGCTTCGCGGTTCGATTGCAGAGTCGAAAACGTGGCGCCCTGCTCTTTGGCGATCGTCATGCTGCGGGTCAGCGTGTCGAGCACTATGGCGGCGATCTGCCTTTCGGTGTGTTTTTTCATTGGTTCCCTCTGAGAGCTTCGCGGTCTTGTTGTGCGAGGATTGTTTGAGCTACTTCGTTTTGGTTTTGCGCGGTGGTGTTCATGCAGCCTTTGTGTCACGACTTGATTCGCGTGTCAAATGAGAATCAAGCTCAAACAGTAAAAAAACCGATGACCCACGAAAAGGCGGCTTCTGGTGACGAGAGAAATGCTTCCCCGGTCTGAACGCCAGAATCGAAAACCCTTCCTACGTAACAGTGAGTACCGTGCTCGATGCTGAACTCTCGATCGACGGTGGCTTCTCGGGCTGCCGTGATCGATTCATTCCATTGCTTTGCTTGGTCGTCTGCTTGGTTGTCGCGTTGCGTTGTTCATCTCAGTTTGTCTCTCCCTAGGTGGAACCACTTGCAGCTTTCGCACAGATACGCGGTGAGCCCTTTGTGCCCTCGCTTGCGGCGGATGCTTTGGGCGAATGCCATCGCGTCGCCTCTTGTGCGGTAACAAATCTTGCCGGTGTGAAAGCACTTCTCATTCACGGGCCATCATCCTCGAAGAACACCGAGAACATCACGGCGATAAACAGGGCGAGGATCACGATGCCTAGCCAGTCGTCAGCGTTCATTTTTGCGTCCTGTGTTCCCTCATGCGGGCTTCGAGCGCTGAGCGTAGCGCTGGCTTGTCGTCGTTCATGCTGTTTCCTCGCTGATGTTTCTTGTTTGAACTGGCTTCTTGGATCTGATGGCTTGCGCTTGTTCGAAGTCTTTTGGCTGAGCGATCATCGGTAGTGGCCACCCCCTATCTCTCCACCACTTGTTCGATTCGTGGCTTAGGTAGGTTCCGATTATGGCTTTTGCGATCTGCATGCTTCCACCCGAGAGCGCGATCAGCATCTTCGCGGCGATCATGTCTCGCGGAAGGATCATCGGCGGGTGTCCTGTGATTCGGTTCTTCCTTAGCGCCTCGGTACGGTAAAACGTGACGATCTCGATCGCTTCGGCTGCCGGTACCTTCATCGCTATGGCTTCGACGGTGGTCTCGATAGGGTCAAAGGCGGCTATCAGGTTCGTTCTCTGCTCGGTCTCCCTGTGAGCTGACTCCCTGGCTTTTTCTGCGAGAGCGGTATCCAGCTCGGATCTCTCTCTCGAAGAGAGAGAGGGAGCAGGAGCAGGAGCAGGAGCAGGAGCAGGAGCAGGAGCAGGAGCAGGAGCAGGAGCAGGAGTAGCTGGACGCGCTGGATCGAGCTGGTGCGTAGCTGGTTCGCTAGCTGGACTAAAAGTGCCGTCTTTCTGCCTACTTGCAGATGCTGCTCTTTTTTTGCCGCCATTTGATCTTTTTTTCTTGGCTTCACGCTCGGACCATTTGCGTTCTTTGATCTGTTGAGCGTTCCCGCGAATCTCGATCGTCTCGCCGTCACGGTCTGCCAAGTTGCTCACGATCATGGCTTCGATGAAGCTTCGAGCCTCTTCGACTGACTCGAAGTCGATCTCGACGCACTCGATCAACTCTTCGAATGCGGCCTTCGCCATGCGCGCTGATTGCGTGAGCCGATAAACGAACATGAGCTGACCGAGAGCCAGACCTTCACGCCATCCCATTTCACGAGCCAGGCGGCTAAGCCTGCCACTGGCTCGTAAGTCGTCTTCGTAGTTCGTTCGCATTGTCTCCCCAGACGCAAGCGCACCCGCCTGCGTGGGACCGGGAAAGATCACGCAGGCGGGCGGCTTTGAATCCGTGGCCATATGTGGCCACGAAGTTTTATGCTTTTGGAGTTTCCCGGTCCGAAAGCGTGCCGAACCTACACGAACCTTTTAGGCGTTCAAGCTCTCGTCGCGAAATTGTTGGGGCGCATTGCCACGATTGGGACGTTATGACGCGGTGCGAGTGCCGATTACTAGCGGGTTTTGTCGATCTCTTCGTCTACTGCGTCGACCTGTTTTTTTTCTTCGATCGTGTCGGTGCGCATGCGTTCAAGTGCGAGAGCGACCGCTTTCTCGAAGAGCGCCCGCTTCGCTTTGGCGTCGGCGACGGCTTGCTCGTGCTTGCGTGCCAGCTCGAAGGCATAGCCGATCGTGAGAATGCAAAGCCGGATTGCCTGAACGATGATCTCGGCTGTCACGGCTTCACCGCCGCCCGTCCCTTGTCCGTTGCCGAGAAGTCGACGCCGCCGGTTTTCCATCGCCACGTGGCTTCGTTCGGGTCGTAGGCGAGCGGCGAGTATTCCTTCATGTGCACCCTGAGCCGAATCTCGCCCTCGGCTGCCGCTGTGAGCGTTTCGCCGCTAGACGGGTCAACCCATGACCACTTGACCAAAACAGGCCAGAAACCACGCTGGCGCGTTTCCACGGGGTCTTTTCCTAGGAGCCGTTCCCATGGGATCACGAGGTGGGTCTGACCCTTCGGGATCGTTCCATCGAATACCTTTCGGAGATCAGACGCCCAGATCGTGACGCTGGCGCATGTCTCGGCGGCGCACTCGACGGGCGGCACCACGACCACGATGTCGCCGGTCGGTTTCCAACCGGCGGGGTAGCGGCAATAAAGCGAGCCCACCGCCGCACGCTCGCCACACCCGGAAAGGATCGCGGTCGTGTCGCCGGCTTCGAAGGGGAACGGTCCCGGGTCGCTGTATGTCGCCGGGGCGCATCGCGCGCAAAACAGGAGCGCGGCGAGAACGATCAACCCGAAAATGGCGTCGTAAAGTCGATCGCGGTGGCGCTGCACTTACTCGCCGCCCTCGGCGTCTGCTGCCGCCTTTTGCTCTTTGGCTTTCTGGGTCTGCTGAATGATTTGATTCACGAGAACGGCGGCACCCGAGAGCGTGGTCGAGTGAACGAGAGCACCGATCCAGTCGACACCGCTTAGACGCAGGGAGATCACGCCGCTGATCAGCGAAAGCCCGAGGAAGATAAAGAGCTTTGCGCGCCCGGTGTAGTTGCCCAGCGGTGAGCGTGCGATTGCCATGATGACCTGGGTCACTACGGCGGCGATGCCGACCGCGCTCGCTCCCTTCAGCCCTCCCAGCGACTGAACGACAAGCGCGAGGCTTTGCGACCAATCGAGGTCGACCGGCATCGATGTTGGGTCAGCCTGGGCGAGTGCCAGCGAAGGGAAAAGAACAACGCAAACGAGAAGCAAAAAGCGGAAGAGCATGTGAGTAATCTCCTGGTGATGCGAGATTTTCTCACAGCTTTGGCGGGTGCGCTACTTCGGCGCCGGAGTGTATTCTAGATCCAGGCAAACACGACACACGAAAGCGCGCATTTTTGTGCGCCGGTCCTTCTTCTTTCCGAACGTCGCCGGGATCTTGATCTCGGCGACCGCCGTCGTTGAGGTGACCTCTTTGCACTTATGACAAATCACGTAGCTAGTCGGTGCGCTCATTTCTCGATCCACTCCTCGAACGATCCAGGAAACACGGGGAGCTTATGCCCCACGTGATGGTGTTTGTAATCCTCGTAAGTCTGATCCGCCATGTGTCGGTGATTCGCTGTGAAGTAGTCGCGCATCCATCCGACACGATACCCGGCTTTCCAAAATTTGGGCATCATTGCGACTTCCAGACCGCCATACCAGCGGTGAGGCTCTTCGAACTTTCCGATCTCTTTCACTACTGACCAACGCCACGCGCACACGGTGTTGATGAGCGCATAGTTCGGCGAGCGCACACGGATCGGATCCGGTCGCCCGTTCGCCCTAATGCTGATCTCTTCGCACCCGTGCTGTGAGAGCCACGCGTCAGCCGCCGGGCAATTGAGAGAGAGCCAGGCAAGCCGCGAGCTTGTCGCGAACACGTCGAGCATTGCGGCGAGCCACCCATCACGCTCGGGTGCTTCGTCGGGGTCGTATCCGACGATCACGTCGTCATCGGAGATCTGGCTCTTCAGCGCGTCGAGAATGAAGTTCAGCCCGTCATGAAGACCAAGGTTCATGTTAGCGTCGAGCACGATCGTCGAGTCGTGAAAGCGCGATCGATACACTTCGATCGCGTGCTTCACTTCCTTGCGTTCCAGCGGGTAGTGCTGATCCAGAATCACGTGCTTCGCGTTGCACGCTCGGAGGTCGACGGTGTCACGAAGCGAGCGCGCCCCCGCGTTGAAAACTCGAGAATTTGCATAGGCCATCGTCAGGATCCACGTTCTCATTTTGCCGCCTTTTTTTCGGCTTCGAGCTGCTGTTCTAAAATGTGAATGTTTCCTTGCATCCGATATTTGATCAGCCTCACCGGCGAGCCGCCCATGATCGTCCACGGCACGACGTCGTGAAGAACTAGGCTGTTTGCCCCTATACATGCGCCCTCGCCAATGGTGACGCCGGGCATGATGACGCAATTCGCGCCGACGATCGCGTGACGCTTCAGCGTGATCGGCTTGCGCTTCACGTTTCGAAACTTCGCCGGCACCGCTGACCCGACGAGCGCGTCGCCCTGGAAGCTGTCACTCGCGACGAGCAAGCGCGAGCCGGGCCCGACACAAGAAAAGTCTTCGAGCACGCAATCGCCGCCCGAGATCGAGACGTGCGTCGCAATGTGAACGTGTCGACCGACCGAGATCGTCGAACCCTTTGGAGAATAAATAAACGCGAACGCGTCGATCACGGCGTCGGCGTCGATCGTCACGTTGCCGATTATCTTCGCGCCGTGGTGAACGATCGCGCCGTTTTTGAATGTCATCGGCCCGGCGGCGTCGAACTGGTTCTCGATTTTCATCGCTGAGCCTCGACCACGATGTCGCCGAGAAACGGGCGTCCCTCGGTTGGCATTCCTGGAATCGTTGTGATGCCATGTGTGGTCGTGATCACGAGCCCGTCGAAACCGGCTTCTCTGAACACGAGAACAAGCTCGGCGGCGTCGTACACGAAGAGGTGACCCCATAGCCGTAACCCTTCGTTTACGAGCTGGCACGGCGTCGCCGGGGCCCATCCGACCGCGCTTGCGAAGTCGAGATCTTGTTCGAGATACTTGTCGATCAGCGTTCGGAGGTCGGGAACGCTGACGCGAATCACGCCGCCGGGAATCATCACGCGCCGGCACTCTTTGAGAAGCTTCACCGCGTCGTGCCGGTGAAGGTGTTCGAGAAAGTGCTCGCTGAAGATCCGGTCGACTGACCCGGTGTCATAGGGAAGCCGCTCGCGCAGGTCGAGCGCTGCAAAGTGCTGAAGCAAATCTGACGAAACCGAAGGGTCGAGTTTTTCGTCGATGTTGATCCATCCCTCGATGACTCGCGCCCCACACCCTAGGTGAAGTCGTTTCATTTCACACCGCCGATCACTCTGGCCATTTGCTCGATCTCGACGTCGGTGCAATCGGAAGGGATCGCCACGAGACGTTGCTCGTCATAGGTCAGCAAGTGCTCAGACAAGTGCGGATGAAACACACGGCGCGCAACGAAGCCGTTTTCGAATAGCGTTTCGACGAGCTGGGCGGGGTCACGGTGCGCGACAACCGCTAGCGACTGGGCAACCCCTAGCTCGTAAGGCGCCCACGCGGTTCCGCCCGATGCCGCGCACACGGCTTTGACTGTTTCTCGAATGCGAGCCGATCGAGCTGCGAAGTGTTCGGCTCTGTCGAGCTGGGCGAGAAGCAACGCGCATCGAAGCTCGTCGAGCTTCGCGTTCGTCGCGTAGCCCGGCAACACGTTGCGGCGGTCGTCAAACCCGAAGTTCATCGCCGCCATGATGGTCCGCGCAGCGTAAGACGCACCGCGAGGAAGAAACACACACCCGCCCTCTCCAATCGGGAAGTTCTTAGTCGCGTGAAAGCTCACCGCGACGTAAGCTTCGGCGGGGTATTGCTTGATCGCGTCAGGGTGAAAAGCTCCGGCGGCGTCGATGACGAGCACGCCCTCGTTCTTTTTCTTTTCGATATAGCGCCGCATCCCGAACGGAATGGTTCGGACCACTATGTCGCGCTGCAAAGCTTCATTGTCGAATCCCGTTCTCGCTTTGGCTGCTCCGGGATCTATGCGTCGAGCGGCGAGAGCTGTCGCCTGGAAAGTGAACGCTTCGAACGCCACGGTCGCCGCTTCGCCGAACGTCGCTTCAGCCGCCGCGATTGCGAGCGTGACCGCATGCGTCCCCGTCGAGACCGGGATCGCAAAGCGACCGGTCAGCTCGGACAATCGAAGCTGTGCCGAGTGCCATAGCTCGCCAAAGTTCGAAAACACGCCGGTCTTTTTCGTTGCCGCTTCCCATCGATCCGAGAACGTCGACACCGCCGGGAAGCTCGGTCTTACAAGCGGGATCAGATCAGAATCCGCCGTCATTGCGCCCGCCTTCCTGGCGCTCTTGAGGTAAACGCATTTGCATTTTTCCGTTCACTGGCAACGCGTCGAGCACGATCGAAAAGCTGACGCCATCGCGGTTCTCGAACGCCGCGCCGATCTTGGTCCAGTATGCTTTGCCGCCTTGCTGGGCGGGCTCTTTCACTGTGAAAATGTCGTATCGTTTTGACATGGTGATCGGGGTTCCTTTTTGAGTGAAGTGTTAGAAGCTGATGTCTTCGGATTCGGGAGCCGCAAGCTTTGCTGCCGGCGGCGGAAGGGGAGGCGCTTCGCCAGTGTCGACCCATGATTCGAGCGCGTTAGCTAGATCGACGTCTTCGGTCCAAAGCGCAGATTCTCGGATGACATCGACGGTGAAGACCTTCAGCAAAAATGCCACCGCGAGACCACGATCGCCGCTCGTCATTGCCAGATATTCGTTGAAGGTCTTTTGAACCTTCTTCATGTTGCTGAGCTTGCCGGCTTGCTCGCGCCAGTCGTCCCATACGCCGCGCGTAACCCGGTCGACCTTTTTCATCGCTTCGTCGAAGTCGTTCTTTGCCTTCTCGTTCGCCTGTCGCTCAGCCTTCACCGAGACTAGCTGCGCCTTAAATGCTTTGATGTCGTCTTCTCCTGGTAGCTTCTCGGCGGTGACTTCGATGGTCATCGGCTTAGTGAAGTAGCGATCGGCTTCCCATTCGCGCTCGAAGCGAAGAGGCTTCAGCGCGGCAAATGCTTCGGCTTGTGCTTGCGTCTCGAACGCTATGCCGTCGCTGTGGTTCCACTTCGCCACAAATCGCGTGGTTGTCGGGATCTCGATGTCTTTGACGTCGCGCGCTTTTGGCGGTGGCGTTGGCTTCAGCACGCCCTCGATCATAAGCTCGGCGTCTAGCTGGCGGGTGACGTCTTCGGTCTGCATTGCGGCGCGTTCTTGTTCTGTGTGATCCCAGTAGCTTTTGAAGTTGTGCGTGCTCATTTGGTCTCTTTCCTTTTTCGTGGCGCACGGCGCGCCGGTTTATTTTTGGCGTTCTTCTTCGGTGAGCGCGTCGAACTCTCGCGCGCCCTCGGTGGCGATTCTCATCGCGACGCATGCGACCTGGATCGCTTCCTTGCGTGCGTGTGCTGTGTTTCCGTTCTGAAGTAGCTCTCGTGCAAGCTCGCCGCACTCTTCCATGAGAGCCGCGACGAGGTGCGTCGCGCTCGGGAATTTACCCCGGGCGCGACGCATTTCCGCGCTCAGCTCTTCACCGGCTTGCGTGCCGCACTTTGCGCAGAAAAGATCGCTCATGCGTTGCCGAGTCTCACTTCGTTGGTGGCGACCGCCGCGAGAGGTAGCTTCGCTTGCGCGGGCTCTTCTCCGATGCGCTCGGCGACGTATTGCATCACGCGTTTTTGCTGTCCGGGCGTGAGCCCGTTCATGGCGTCGATGACTCGGCGGATCGTCTTCATTTCCTTGTCTGCTGATTGACGGCTCATTTTTTCTTCTTCCTTTTGCTGGTTCCCAGCGTTGAGCGTCCGATCGAAACGTCGATCGTCCGCAAGTTCAAATATTTCTCGATCGCCCATCGGACGATCGTGCTTTCTGCGACGCCAAGCTCGGCGGCGGCACTCGTCACCGCTAAGGCAGTCTCTGGCTTGAAAGACCATGTTTTTGTGACCCTGTTTCTCAATTGAATTTACCGATCCCTTTGGTTGGTCGTCGAGCCATGCGCCCGGCGAGTGCTGACGTCTCGGCGTTGTGGCAACGAAGGCACAACGTTCGCAGGTTTTCTAGCCCGCACTCGCCGCCGCCTTCGACGACCGGCGTTATGTGATCCATGTGCCAAAGACTCGTGATCGTGTGGCTGATCACGATGCCCCACAAACGCCCCAGAATGACAAATGCGCGCATGCGGTGGCGACCTAGTACGCGACGAAAGGCCAGCCGCGCGTGAGCGTCTACGCGCCCGTAGCGCCACGTTTTGCGGCCATCGATGAGCGGCACGCTTCGAAGTCGCGCGAGCAAAAGCACGGTGTCGCATTTGCACTCCGAACACACGCCGCCGTCGCGATTGAACACTTCTTCGCGGTGGCGCTGCCCCTCTTTGCGTGTCGTGCTCATCGACGCCACGATTCGCCCTGCGGGCACGTTGCGTGGTGTGGCATGTAGCGCACTTGACCAGCGCTGAAGAGCGGCGGGACCACTTTAGCGTAAACCGTTGGGCCGTTCGGCGAATCGTTCTCGGGAGCCCCGAGCGTCGAAAGCACGACGTTTCCTTTCACGTTTGGCTCGGCGTCGAGCGGGATCCGCTTTCCGCGCTCGGTCACCGCCCAGATAACCGCGCGCTTGCATGATCGGCACTGAGTGATCGCATACTCAGACATTGAAGCACCACGCGGCGATGATCAGAAAAGCGAACGCGCAAGCGACGGTTCCGACGCCGAACTCTAAGACGTCTCGGCGGGTCGTCGATGCCGCTTTGATTCGAAGCCAGCGCTTCCAAAGTTTCCACCTCATGACTTGAGCGCTTTCGCGTAAACGTCGGCTTCGTCGAACGCGGTGGCGAGCTTTGCGGTTCGCGAGTCGATCGCGTTCGCGACTTCGATCAACCACCCGCCTTGGAGCTTCTCAGCGAAGCGCGTGAGAGTGAGGCGCCCGGCTTGCGGGAAGTCGAAGCGGTCGAGCGCGTCGGCGGGAACGTTCGAGAGCGCGTATGTCTTCGTGTGCTTGCCTTTGCCGGTCTCGCGCGCGTCGACGAGGATCAGATATTGCGGGCGGTGCGGCGTGTCGACGAGGTCGGTCAACGGGTCGACCCCGAGAATGCGATAGCCGCCGGGCAGCGATCCGGGCTCGCCGACCATTCTGCAAAGCTCTTCGGCGATCGTCGCGCACGCAAAGCGAAGCCGTGCTTCGGCGACGCGTCGTTTTGCTCCTATGAGCGAAACGGATCCCATTGCCTGGCTCATGGTGAGTTGAATCTTTAGCGGGGAAGGTTTTGTTTTCATCGCGGTCCTTTCGTTGGTTGGCACGGCGCCAACGAAAGAAACCTTATGATCGATTGGTCTTACCGGTCAAGTACCCGGTAAGACAAAATTACTGTTCACCCATGACATAGAAATTCACAAACGCGCCCGAGTTTCCGAGGCTCGTGAGCGCTGCGGAATCCTTCGCGTGAATGCGGAAAGACCCGGCGTTGATGTTGATCGGGTGAACAGAGTCGACATCGGTGTCGTAATCACAGCTTGCGACTACGGCGTAATTTGGGTTTGCCATGTCGTCGGCGAGCGTCACTAGGATCCCGGTGACGCCGAGATTCGACTCGTTCGCGACCGAGGTGATGTTGAGCCCATCGACGAGGATCGGAGACCCCGAGACCTGGCAATTGACTCGCCCCCACGCCTTGACCACGCTCTTCGGCGTGATTCGATTCGTGATTCCGACCGTCGCCGCCGGGCTCTCTCCTGACATGTGAATATTTTGGTACGATTGGATCGCGTCGTCGGTGGCTCCCGAGCCGTCGCCTTGTCCGATGAACCGACCGCCCTTGCCAGCTCCCGAGCCCTGCCCCGTCACGCCGTGAATAGAGTCGGCGCTGCCGAGACCATACACACCGCCGTGACCTTCCAAACCGTAGGCGGCCCCGGTGCTGACGCCGATCAAGCCAGGGAGCACGGTCCCTGACGGCGGCGTAACGGTGCGCCCGGCTGGATCCCAGCGCACGGCTTTGCCGACCTCTTGCGTCGTGCGATCGATGTTCCCCGAGATGATGCTCGTCGCGAGAGCTGGCACGGTGATCGCCGCGAGAATGACGTCGCCTGCCACCTTTGCCGGCGCCACGGGTGAGCCCGCTGGCGTTCCAGCGATTGCGATGAGCTGGCATTGCTGAAGCTCGGTCAGCGTTACGGTGTCGTTTGGCGAGGTGGGTCTCGAGATTTGCGCGCCAGTCGAGAGCAGAGGGCGAGCGACGAGCAGGTCGATTCTCGCTAGCGTCGCGTGTCCGTCTGAAAGATCAACGAAGCGCGTTTCGTCGGTCACCAGCAAAAAGCCGTCTTCGTTCACGGCGGTGAGCGCCGTCACTGTCACGCCGCTGACCGACCCGCTCGGGGCAACGATCCCGCCTTCGAACAATGCAGCGCCGTGAAGCTCGGCGAACGAGTCGCGCGTGATTCCGACGAGGCTGTCTTGTAACTGCTCGAAGTCTGCCGGGCCCCACGGGTAGCGCAGATAGAAATTGAAAAGAGGTCGCGAGTCGTCGGCCATGGTTTACCCCGTGAGAATTGTTTGTCGCCATCGAAGGTATCGAGCACGCGCGCGCTCGCCACCCAATGTGTGAAGCTGGTTGTGAATCATGATCTCGGAAAGGAAGTTAAGCGAAGCGCTCGACTCGTTCACGAGGTCGAAGGTCTGCGTTCCAGGCGCGACGTTCCACGCGTCATAGCTCTGATCCTCTGAATGGCTGTCGAGCGCGATCTCGCCGTTCAGGTAACCGCGATAGCGAACGCGCCCGCCTTTCTCGTTCACTCTGGACGCGTCGATCTCCATCGAGAGAAGCGCCAGCTCGTCGATCGCGCACACGCCGGGTGTGACGAACTCGAAGTCGCGTCTCGCGCTTGTCGTGTCGCTGGTTACGCTCGAAGACGCCGACCGGTGATACTGTCGCGGGCTCAGTCGAAGCGTGTTGCTCGTCAAAATGCTGACGTAAAAGCGATGCCGATAAAGCGTGTCATCGACGTTGACTAGGTTCATTCGAAACGAGAGACCGGCGACCATCTTGACCACCATGTCGCACGAAAAGATCCCATGCTTCGAGAACATCGCCGCCGCTGACGCCGAGACGATCGTCGATTGCGGCACACCCGAGATCAGCGAATTGATCCCGGCAATGTTTCGCTTTGTCGAGCTGCCAGCCGTGAGAGCATAGTTCGATTGAGCCACCTTGGTGAGCGTGTTCACGTTGCTGAGGCTCAGCGTCCCGCCCGCGCCGCTTCGAGCTGCGCACGTCTTTGCGGTGGTGTTTACGTCGTCCATCACCCAATGCGCGAAAACGGTCATGGTGCCTCGATGATTGGATAAAAGTATGATGCCGTAGCGTCGAATTGATGCGTGGGGTCAGTCGACGGATCCGGGTTCACGTCGATCACATGCTGAACCGATGCCTTCTCGCTTGCGTTCAGCACCCTTTCAATCGCCGCAAGCTCGGCGGTCGTCGGAGTGTACCCGATGATCTGCACAACGTATGTGTATGCGTTCTGCCGCATGATGACGAGCTGTTCTGAGGTGAGCCCGCCGCTCTCTGGCGTTTGCTGGCAAATGTCGACGCCGTAGGGCCATCGCGTTCCGCCGCCGAGATACGTGTCGAAACCGAGCTGGCTGAGCCCGAGAAACCATTTCAGATAGACGTCAGCCCCAAGCAATCCGCCACGCTGCCCCCAGCTGTAGAAGCGCACGTCGGTCCCTGGCGGAAGTTCGTTTTCGACGAGCTGGCGAAGATCCGGGCGCGACATCGTCGGGCGCGTTCGCATTCGAGCGAGAACGCGGTCCTGGCGCTCGGCGAGCGTGAGCCCTTGCGAAAGCTCGCCGAACCTTGCGATCTCGTGCTGCGCTATTCCTGCGGCGTTTGCGTGCTGTGGCCACTGGTTGTCATATGCGATTTTCATCTCGGCATAGAGACCGGCCAAGATCTGAGCGAAGGAAGCGTCTTCGGACGTCGTCCAATACGTGGCGGGCGTGCCGCTGTGCGGGTAGACGTCTTCGGGTAGCTCGCGCTGAATGACGCGATAGGCTTCGTCCTGCGTGAGAAACTTGGCCACGTCTTACTCCGACCAATCGAGGATTGTGATCGTTCCCGGGATCGGTCGCTGATTTGCTCCGACCGCGAAGTCGACCGATTGCGGCGTTGCCGGTGAAGCGATTGAGATCTTTCTATTCGTGACGATCTGCAATGTCTCGCCGACCACGGTTGCCGTCCCGTCGACATCGGCCCCGAGCTTCGACGCGATCATGTCGTCGATGCTCTTTTCGGTGACGAAGTAGGTCGATTCGATCTTCGCGCCGCCTAGCGGTGTTTTGTAGATCGCGCGCTTGACCTCCTTTGCCACTAGCTCACCCTGGGTCAGTGTCTGACCGCTTAGGACGGTGTCCTTATCGCCACTGACAAACGCTACGCGCGCGGTGACGTCGACTTCTACTTCGACGGCGCCGACAACGATCGGACAATCGGTCTCTGCTGCGTCGCCGTCGCTTGCTGGTTCTAGCTTCGCCTGTAGCTCGGCGATGAGCGCGCCCGATGGCGTGAACGTGATCGCTTGCTCGGGTACGGCGTCGAGCGCTGCGTCGATGTCGGTCGTTCCCGAGGTGATGACGACGCCGACCGTTCCGAGCCCTTCGAGGTAGCGCAGGATCGACACTGAGGTGACGCCAGCGGTCTCTAGAGCCCATGCCTTGTAATCGGCTTGGGTGCCTCCGCGCTCGCTCGACTGCATGCGATTGAGCACGCGAACCGATGCGCGGGTCTCGTCTTCTTCGTTCGTTCCGTCTCGGATTCCGTCGACATCGACGAACGCCATCCCGTCGATCCCTTCCGGCGCTGACTCGATCGAGAGCTGAGTCGCCGCGAAGAGGTTTTGAGATTGCCCGGCGAGCAGTGATTGAACATGAGCCGACCCGGTGCCGCTTGCCCCGAGCGCTCCCGAGTCGGTGACTGTGTACACGTTCCCCGATGCTTCGTGCGTGAGCTGCAAGCCGGCGCTAAACGGCGCCAGCGGGTCACCCGTCAGGTTTACGTTTCCGCTCGCGACCGTCGCCGGCAAAAAAGTGTTTTCGTTGAAGTAGGCGAAAATGTGCCGCAATAGAGCTTCGCGGCGAGCGTTCTGAGGGAAAGCGTCTTGCGCGTTCTTCTCGCTCTCAACGTAGGCCCCGGCGACGATTCCGCTATTCGTGCGGCCCTTGATCCACCAATCACTATCGTTCTGATCCACGTTGGCGGTGGGCTTGAGACCCTTCAGATAAAGCCGATACTCTTCGAAGATCTCGTCGATCGTTTTGATAGCCATCGGGCTTAGGCTCCTACGGGGGTTGTAACCGAAAACTCGGCTTGTTTCTGGCGATCAAGAAATCGAAGCTTGTATGCCACGCCGCCGCGATTCTGAAACTGTGTTTCGCACTCGAAGTTCTCGGCGCGCCCGTCTTTGGCAAGAGGCTCGACCGCCGAGAGAGCGATCGACTCGCCAAGACCGTCTCTAAAGTCGACGCTACGCTTCTTCTTGTAGCGCCAGAAATCAGACCCCCACGTAGGGTCGGGGGCGTGCATCCATTTGCCACGGTGCCCACGTAGGCGCGTTCTGATTGCTGGTGAAAGGGTCGTGTCTGACTCGGGGCGACCCGTGTCGTCGACCACGTAGTCGCCGGTTTCTTCGTCTCTCATGAACTCCATGGGTCGAATCCTACACCGAACGGGCGGGGATCGTCGATCTTTGGGTCACGCAATGGTGCGAGCGACGCCGCCGATCGTGGCACTTCCGCCGGAATTTTTGGTGTGCAAAAAGCTCGATAGCCGATCCATTGCTGGAGCGATCGAGGTTTCGAGGCGATTGGATACGAAAACGCTCGTCTCCATGTCGCTGGCGATGGTCGAGACGCCAGAAGGGACGCTGATCGCCGTGGCTCCAGTAAAGTAAGACGCCGGTGAACCCTGCATGAACACCCACCAACCATTGATCGCCACGCCGACCGCGCTTGGGCCGTTGGTTGAGAGACCATTCATTTTGGTGATCATGTCGTTTTTTATTAGTGTCAGGTTCGCAGGGTTCGGCGCGAACTGAACGCCGTTCGATGAGACGGCGCCAGCGAAATACGTCGCCCACGCGTCGACCCATTGACCGATCGCCTCGCTCTCGGTGTCTGCGCTGACGTCCTGTAAGGCAGTAGAAAGCGCGGCACTGCTTAGGCTCACCCTAACCTCACGTGGTCGCAATTCATGTCTTCAACGTTGTCGGCGTTGGTCATTGCTCCGACTGGCGTCCCGGTCGGGCCCATGCCGCTCGGGTGCGTGTGTGTGTTGAATGCAGAAGTGTTCGCGTCCATTTTTGCGGTGATCTTCTGCATCTCTGTTTTAACCGCCGACGCGATCGCACCGAGCAATGAGTCGGGTAGGTCTTTTCCTCCCACCGAGAATGCGCGATCTCCGGTGTCGATGTAGGGGTTCGAGTCTTTGAGCATCATCACGTTGCCGTGCCCGTCATAAAGAACAACGTCGCCATCGGCATCGAGCGCGGGTCGATCCTTGTCGCGGTGGCCAATGATGATCTTGTTCGCCGGGTGATTGCCAACGCGAGCGATGACGCTGATCGTCTCCTTCAGTGCTCGCGATGCGAGCCCATACGGATGCATGACCGGCCGCCCGGTGATCGTCGGCATGCCCGGTGGGCAATTGTCGATCGACTCGGTGCTCGGCGAGTCGTCGATCTGAGTCGAAGCCGTTTGCCCGTGCGTGATGATCATCACCTGAAGCGCGATCTCTTTCCTGATCATTGCCCAGTCGCGGTCGTCCATCATGCGAGTGTATTCCCTGTGCCGGTGCCGGTGACCGACGTGATCATGTTCGAGTCTGCAACAATGCACCCGAGCTTACAAAACGCGAGATGGCTGACCTGTGATCCGTCTTCGCTCAGCTCGTAATCCACGCTGTAGAGGTACATCTTCTCATCGAGCCCGGCGGCGTCGTGAACGATGTTGTACGTCGTATCGACTCGATAAGGCTCGCCAGCGGCGTTTATGTGCCCGAGCACCGAGCAGGTCACGACCAGCTCGTTCACGTTCTCGCGCGCGAACTCCCGAGCGGCGAGCGCTCCGAAGTAGTTCGCACCTTGGGCGACGAGTCGCGAAAGCTCGGGGAGACCGCTTTGAACGTTGTTCGCGTCGGGCGCGCTCACTGGAATGCAGCGATAAAGCTTGTGTCCCGCATTGTAGAGCCGGCTCGGTCCCTCGGCGGCGTTCAGTTTCAAGCTCGATTTGTTGACGACCTGATTCGATTCGTTGCCCGTCCACACGACCAGAATCGCGTTCGGGATCTGCCCGCTCGCGCGATGAATGCGCATGTTCAAAACGTTGCCTAGGCGCCCATCGACGTTGCCCATGATGCGCATCCCGAGCGTTCCCTTCGGTGCGTCTGAGAATGCCGGGCGCCCACAAACGAGCTTGCCGGTCGGGCTCGCCCACACGATAGCGTTCAGCGGGTCGATGAAGCGTTGAAGGCTTGCGAGCTTCGACTCGCCAGGCGTCGTCGCGAAGTAGGTGCCGACGTCGTCGGGCATGTTGCGCGTTTCGAATCCCTGGATCCTAGTGTTCTCGATCAGCTTGGGAAGCACGTCGCCGATCTTCGCGAAGTTGGTCCAGAGGATCGAGCTGTCCGGGTTCACGCTGTCGTTGCTTTCCAGGTAGCCGATGACGTCGCGCCCGTTCACCGAGATGATCGATCCGTCGTTGCTCGTGTTTATGTCTGGCGTGTCGCAAAACCCGGTCGATAGCGGCTCGCCGCCGACCGTGAGCTGAACGACGTCACCTTCGCGGATCAGCTTGTCCCATGTGTTCGCGCTCGACGTCGGGAGCGCCGGCTTGAAGACGAACGAGAACGCATCGACTGGAACGAGAATATTCGAGCTGAACGAGTAGGAATTGAACCGCTCGATCGTGAACGGCTTCCCCTGTAGCGGCGTCACTTCGAGCTTGATCGACGGGAGGCGCCCATAGCGATCGAGCCTCTTCGAGAAATCATCGAGCGCCATTAGATAAACGCCGGCACTTTAAGCACCGTCCCCTTTTCGATCCAGTTGGCAGAGACGAGCGACGGGTTCAGCGTAACGATGTCGTTGCCGTCTTGCGGCGAAAGCCCGTTTTCGAAAGCCGCTTCTCGGATGCTCATCGTTCTCGGCGTCGTGTATTCGATGATCGACGGTCGCCCGTTCGTCGAGCCCGAGCGAAGAACATCGGCCATCGAAGAGCACGCTTCGAGAGCGGCGAGCTTCGTTGTCGTCAGTGCTTGCGCCGCGCTAGCTGCCCTGCCCGTCGAAGCGACCGACGAGCGCTGAAGCTCGGTCGTAGCAACGTCAGAATCAGAAAGGATCTCGTTTGCCATCTCGCGCATTGTCTCGGATCGGCGTGAGAGCTGAGTGAGCTGGATCGCGTCTCGCGCGATGTCGCCGAGAAGCTCGATCGGCAAGTTGGCGAACGGATCGGCGGGTGCGCTCACCGTGGTGAATCGAGTGCTCACTCGAACGAATCCGCCCGTGGTCGTCGCGAGCCCAGACACGCCGGCGGTTTTCGCTGTCGATGCGCTCGATCCGAAACTAGCGACCGGGTTCACTCCTCCGGCGGTGGCGTTCACCGAGAAGGGAGCGAGCACGCCGCCGATGTTGATCGGAAGGATTGCGCCGATGTCGAAGCCGGTGAGACCGAACGACGCCGCCGCATCGGTCGCGAGGTTCACAGCGAAGTTGTACAGATCGACGAGCTTCGCCTTTATGTCGGCGACTACGGCTGTCAGCGCGCCCTTGATTTGCTGAACCGCTGCGATTGCAGCCGCGATGCCCTGGATCGCTGCGATCATGCTCTGAAGCGCTGACTTCGGGGTCTTGATGTTTCCGATCGCCATCGAATCGAATTGAATCGATTCGAAATTGTGTTCCTCGAAGCGCACGTGAACGAGCGCGGCTTGCTTTGAGTCGTGGCTGTGTTCGATCGTGTAGTCGACCATCCCGCATCGAAGCACGCCGAAAACCGGGTGTTCGAGCGTGCCCGGGATCGGGTCGTGGCATTCCGCCATGAATCGATTCAGACCCGCCTTATACCCGGCGCCGTGAAACAGAGCCTCGATCTCGAACACGCCCGGCTTTCTTCCGAGGTCGTCGGTCGATTGGCCGTCAACGTATGGAAAAAGAAACTTCGCTTTTCGTCGCCCGCCTGTGTCCTGAATCTTTGAGAGCCCGGCTTGATAGTCGCTCTTTGATTTGAAGACGTGAAAGAGCACGTTTCGCGCGTTCTTTCTGCCGCCCCTGTAGCCGCCTTCGCTTATGTCCCATTTGCTTTTATCGATCGCGAACACCCTGAACATTGCGTTCGCGGTCTCTTGCGACATCGTCAGCGCGGCGAAGTCTTCGGGCTTGTTGAGATTGAGTCTGCTCATGCGGTTCGCTCCCTTATTGTTTCGGCGTTGCCGCCGCGCTGCCTCTGGCTCGCTGGCTCGGCGTCGTGTCGATCTTCACTTGTCGCGTGGTCTGGTCGAGCCCTTTTTGCTTCAGCTCGTTCGCTCGGTTGCCGGTCTTCTTTGCACCGTTGATCATGCGGTCGATGCCGTCGCCCATGATGTCGAGCATTTTGGAGAAGTCGTACATTCCGCGCTCGATGGCGTTGCCCGTATAGTTTCCGTCCGCGCTTGTGCCTTGCGTGTTTTTGTCGATGATCCCTTCGAGGTAGGTGCCGATCTCGTATCCGGCCATCGCCGCCGTGATCACGAGTGAAGCCTTTCCGAGTGCGTCGGCTGCTTTGTTCAGGTTCCCGGCGGCACCGCCGAGACCGGCGCCCGATCCGATGCCGCCCGACCCGATCTCGCCGAGGTTCACCACGAAGACCGGGATCGTTTTCTGCCCGGTGATTTGTTCGAGCGCTGCCGCCTTTAGGCCCGAGTTAACGAAGTTGCCGACCCCGCCTAGCTTCCCGCCGGCTTTCTTCCCGAGCTGGCTCAGTGCGTAGGCGCCAGCCGATGCCGCGAGAAATCCCTCGCCCATGGTGATCGCTGACGCGGTGGCGCTCGACGTGCGCTTCGCGAGCCATCCGTTCGCCGCGCCGACCGCCGGCTGCATTGCCCCGCCGATTGCCCCGGTCACATTGTTTTTGATTGCCCCGGCGTTCTCTAGAATGCCGCGAGAGCTTGCCGCATCCCCTGACAGATTGCCGCCCATGCCATTTGCGGCGTTTTGAGCGGCCCGGGCTTGCTTGGATAGCTCTAGGGTCCGAATCATCGCCTGGGCCGATTCTGGCGACAATCCGAAGGTCTGCCAGCTCGCCTCCTTGTCGAAAATCCGGTTCCCGCCGTTCTTCACCTTGTCGAGCGCGTCGAAGTTGAAGCCGTTTGGCCCGATCAGGTTCCCGAGCCCTTGCGCGCTTCGAGGTAGGTTCTTCAGCTTGCCCTGACTCAGCTCGTCGACCAGTTTCCCAAATTGCGGCCCGACGACCGCTTCGATGGCGGAAAAGTTGCGCATTGCGTCACTGCCGAGCCCGCGCCGCTTCGTGTCGTCGCCCATGGTCTCGTAAGTGCCGCGCCACTTGTCGAGCGTTTCGGTCGGCGATGCACCAGTGAGCTTGCGGGTCTTGTTCACGTCGGCGGCGAGCTTCGTCATCTCGCCGATGTTGTTCTGATCGATTCCACGCGCTCGAAGAACGCCCGCCATCTTTTCGGCGATGTCGCCCGACGAGTCGGTCTGACCTCCGGCGAGCCCGAGGTTCGCCGCCGTGGTGCCATAGGCGAGAATGTTATCCTCGCCCCTGACCTGGGTCTTCGCGATCCCTTCCATGGTCCTGGCAACGTCGCTTTGAGAGAAGCCGGCAAAGGCTTGCGTCGCACGCTGGGCGAAGATGGTCATGCGGTCGGCGTTGATCCCGAGCGTGCCGCCGATCTTGCGTAGCGTGTCGTGGAGGTCGACGGCGCCCTTCGTCGCGTCAATGAATTGCTGTCTCAGCCCGAGGTCTTTCTTGACCCCTTCGAGCGCGTTGGCGGTGCTCGAAGCGACGTCGGCAAAGTAGCCGCGAAGCTGGTCCGCGAGGCGCCGGCCAAAGTCGCGCACACGCTCGAAGTGCGTCTCGGTGTTCTTTGAGTTGCGTTGAAGGTTCTTGTCGAGATCGTTGCCGACCCGCTTGACTTGCTCGCCCACGCTGGCGGCTTTTTTCTGTAGAGACTCTAGATCCGCGATGATCTTACGGAAGTCTGTCGCGACCTTTAGTTCGACCTTGCTGTCGTCTGACATTTTGCTTCGGCTCCTTTGTTGGTTCAGCGAGCCGGCCCGAGGCAAATGCCATCACGACCCACCAAATGTGTTGCCCCTTTGTTACGCGTCGAGTGTCAGCAAGCGGTGAATAATGTTCACCAAGTGCCGTGGCTGCAATTCCGCCAAAACTTCCGAGCCGTTTTTTTTTGCGGCTTCGACCAGCGTGTCGAGCTGATCCTTTGTGAGATCTTCGATGCCTGGGTTCAGTCGCTCACACCCGGCGTTGTAGGCGTTATAGAGCGCGCTGATTTCATCGTTCGTCATCTTGCTCATGAGGTACGCCGAGATCGCCGGTGCAATCTTACTGCCGGGCTCGGGCGTCGTCGCAAGCTCTAGAACTTTCATCGCCATGATCGACGATTCGGTAAGCCCGTTTTGCTCGTTCTTCGGCTTGGTCGACATCTCAGCTTGAATCTCGTTCACAATGCGAACGTGCTCAGCGATCGAGAGCGGTCGCACTTTGAGAACAAGCGATCTGACTTTGATCGTGAAGCTGTAGTCGGTGCCCATACGAAGGGCGGTGAGAATGTCGTCTGGTTCGTGGTCTTCGGCGTGCATGTGTGAGGATCCTCCCACCCGCACATTACAAGGCTTAGATGTCGATGTCGAACAATGCGGCGGCGTTGCCGATCGCGTCGGTGAACTTCAGCGCGCCGAACTCGAACGAGCTTTTCACCTCGCTGCCCACGCCGCTTGCGTCATCCGACGTCGTCTTCTTGAAGATGCCCGAGAGCACGAAGAGATCGGCGCCAAATTGAAACGTGATCGAGACGTCGTTCGCCTTGTAGTCGATCATGTCGACCTTTGGGCGCGCGAGCGTGTTCTGAACCGCGATCGTGAAGTTCAGGTCGATGTCGCAATTCCCCTGGACAAATCCGCGATTGAACTCGTCGGGGGTCATCGTCGGCACCGCGCGCGCGTTGTGATTCTTGCGAACCGAAGCGCTCTGAATGTCGGCGATCGGTATGCCGTTCAGCGAGAGGAACGCGCGATCTGTGTAGTTTGCTGTCATGTTCTAAAGCTCCTTTGCCTCTCGGCTTTTTAGACGACGATTGAATCGAACTCGGTGGTCGCTTCGACGTTCACTTTTTTGCGATGCAAGCCCGGCACGACGTTGACCGGCGTCTTCACTTCGAACGCGTGGCGGTCGGTGCTTGCGCGCTGAACGACAAATTGCTTCGCGAGCAACGCGGTCGCCTGGAACATGTCTTGATCTTCGAACGCGGCGGCGAGTCGTACAAGCTCGCCCTTCATGCGGTTCGCGACCGAGCCGCTCGCCTTCTTGCGAAAATCTCGCTGGCTCAATCGGGTGTAAACCGTCTTGCGCCAGTAGTAGAGCACCTGGAAATCTTGCACGTCGTAATAGCTATTGACGACCGGCGAGCCCGAACCATCGACGCTGAGGCGCGAGGTGATGCTTCTAACGAAGGCCACTTCTTCGTTTGGCTTGACATACAGCGGGGTCCAGCCCTTTTGCAGCGCGCTCTCGCTCTGTGCGTTGTCGCCGACGCTGGGCCAGTTGCTTTGCAGAGCCGGTGCCGTGACGCTTTGGATCGTCTCATCGTCGAGCGGGTTGAACGGGATCGCGTTCGCCGCCATGCGTGCCGCGCAAGCCGCCGCCATCTCGCCGATCGAGTATGCAGGCGACCCGCTGTCGTACAGGTAGCACCCGATCAAAAATTGCGAGTCGGGGGTCGGCAACGTCGCCGGGTCAGCGACCGAGCGATTGAACACGACGCCGAACGAGCCGAACTGATTGTTTGCCGTTCGGGTTGCGCCGCTGACCGTGGTCGCGTGCGTGCGAAGCGCTTGCGCGCTCGGCGAGAGCGAGCCGCCGCTGACGCCGTCGAACGGGCTCACGATGAACTCGGCTTTGATGTTCACCGCCGCCGCGAGTGCGCTCGTCAGCGTGGTGTCAGCGTTGGCGAGAACCAAGAGCTTGATCTGAGGATAGGTCGAAGCTCCGGCGTTCGCCTTCACCGCTGCATAGACCATTAGCGCGGCTTCGGAGTCGTCACCCGCGAGCGCTTCAGCTTCGAGCAACGCGGCTTCAGCGTCGCCTGAGTTGCTGATCGTGTAAATGCGATAGTTCGTTGCAGTGCCGCCCGATGCCGCGCGCTTGCCCATGAGCAAGACCTCTTGCGTGGCTGCGGGCTGACCGGTGTCTGCTGCGAAGGTTTGCTCGACTGGCGTTGCCGGGGTTCTCGCGTCGCCGATTGATGTCACGGTGGCCATTGTTTCAGTCTCCTAATTTTACGTTGAATTTATCAGCCGCGATCGGCGCGTTGCTGCCGTCGTCGATGGTCGGTTGTGAGATGACGATCAGCCTTTCGAGGTCGCCGAGAGTCTTCTCGAACGGCTTGTCGACGGTGCGCTCGTCGCTTTCGAGGTACAGGTTCCAATCCGCGAGAAGCACGCGCCACCCGAGGGTGATTTGAGTGAGCGGGCATAGCTCTTGCGAATCCTTCGGAATGAACCCGAGCGCCTTGTCGTAGCTGAACGTGCGGCCCAGCTCGTTCAAGCCCGGAATGTGCCCGCGCATTGTCGCGTAAAAGCTCGGTCGAGTGAATTGAGCCATGAGCATGGAGACGACCAAATCCGGGTAGCGCTGCATTTCAGCTCGGCGCACGTTCGGCGGAAAGATGACATCGATCTTCACCTCGCCCGTGAGATACCCGGTGATCGAATCCTTGCGCCCGGTCGGGTTGAAAATGCGCAGCGCGGGAAGCTCGCGCGTGCTGAAATCCATTCGCATGTAAGGCTCGATCGAGTCGCCGAAGATGCGCTGAACGATCGGCTCGTTCTTCAGCTCGTCGACCACCTTTTCGACGATCGCGTCGCCGGCTTGGAGGTGCCACGTAGGGCTATCAAGCTGGTCAATGCGCTCGGTCATTTCAGCGCCTCAGCGATTGCCGCCTTTGCCGCCGCGATGAAATCGCGCTTGTCTTGTGCTGAGATCGTATCAAAGCGCCGCTCTGGGATACGCACCCACTGAACGAAAATGAAGTTCGGGTCTTTGCCCTTCTTCACAAGCCTTCGACGTATGCCTTTGGCTGCCACTGTGGCCGATTTACCGGCGGGGATAGGGATGCGTAGGGCTTTCGCGTGTACGGGGCGCAAAACGCCGCCTGGCATGCGTTTCGTTCCGTAGTTCATGAGCGCCGCGTATGCGACGTTGGTGCCCATCGCGATCGTCCCTTCGCTATCCATGCGCACGTAACCGCCGGGGCCGGCTTCGCCCGTCATGGGTGCGATCGACTTCTTCAGCACGCCACGCTGGGCCATGATTTGACCGCTTCGAAGGATCAGAGGATCCCACGGCGTGTGCCCGTTGTAGGCGCCCTCGCTGTCGAAGAGCATGCCGCGATTGAATTGCATTGCGACGACCATCTCGGTCTGGATCGCTGTGCGCGCGGTCATGAGCTTCGCGGCTAGGTTCGGGAATGACATGGAGATCGCGATCATGGGTCGATCTCGCCCATGAAAAGATCTTCGCTAGGGTCGGTGATTTGCTTTCCTGGAAAGTCGCCGTCGCCTCGACCGCTCACGAGGATCGCGCCGTGGCCCCCGTCGTCGGTGGCGTTGACGTCGTGGGTCATGAGCCCGTCGAGCGGCGGATAAGCCCACGCACCGAACGCGTCTTCGCTGCCCGGTCGCTTCTTCAGCTCTCGATCCAGAATGTTCTTATAGAGCCGGCTCGCCTCTTTCTTGAACGCGCCGCCGTCGCTCACTGAGCCGCGACCGAAGTCGTTACCGAGCACCCTGATCACTGCCATAAGCTCACAGGCTGTGCGCAGCGTTTCGACCGTGGTGCTCGGTAACGTTTTGAAAGCTTCTTCGTTGCTGCCCCTGAATGGCGCAGCGTAGCGCGGCGAGAAGTCGCGCTCGACTTGCCCTTCGGCTTCTTTGATCAGTCGCTTCAGTAGACGGCGGGGAAACTTGTTCTCGTCCTCGTCAACGTCAGTGAAGCGCACCTTTCCGAGAAGGCGCGTTTCGACGTCATATTCGTTGATGTAGGACATTCTGCGGCGCGGCGGTTAAGCCACGACCTCGGCTTTCTTGAGGTTCGCGCGCCGAAAATCTCTAGTGCCTTCGATGCGCTCACCGGCGAAATCAAATGGCCCGGTGAAGTCGTCTTTCGTCAGCTCGCTCGCGCGCTCGGCTGCGACCGCAACCGTTTGCCCTGGGTTGATGACGACCGCACCTTCGAGGAACGGGCGCAGAGCGCGCACCTTCACCGTCGCTGACGCCTTCTGACCCGCTTCGCTTTTCTTTTGATCTTCGCTCATCTGAACTTGCCTTTCGTGTGTGTGTTTCTCTCAGAGACAGAGGCGGGCCCGGCGTGGCCTTGGGAGGATCGCGCCGGGCCCTACTCGGTGAAGAAGCTGGCCGCTTAGGCGACCACCTTCGCAGTGATGACGTCGAACGCGCGGTCGAGCTTCGGGCCGCCGTGAACACCAGCAACCATGCTGATGTAAGGATTCTGCGGGCCGCCTTTGCTGCCCGGGACCGTGTTGTCTTCCACGATCAAGTACTTGCCATAAGCCGGCTCGTCGATCGTGCCGCCGACGAGGTGCAAGCCTTGCTGAAACTCGCCGATCTTGTCGCCGCCGGGTAGGCTCGACACTTCGAAGAAGAGATACCCGTCCGGCACGAAATAAGTCGCATCGCCGACCGTGACTTTCTGGTTCGAGTCGACGCTTTCCGACTGGTACCAGCCGCCATAGATCTCGAACTCGGGCAAGCCCGGGATCAAGAACTGAAGCGTGCGGTTCAGGTCGTACTCGGCGAAGTTTTCCGCCGCGAAACGATACTGAATGAGGCTCTTCACTTCGGCGTTGTCGAGAATCCACCGCGCCGTGTTCGGGTTCAGCACGACCTTGCTGACCTTGTACTTACGAAACGCCGCGAGACCGCCCATGAGCCAGTAACGCAGATCGGTGACTGGCTTCGCGCTCGCGTTGGCGACGATGCCGTCGCTCGACCAAACGGCGGTGAGCGGGGTCGCTTGGTTGCCCGCTGGCACACCGAAAGACACCGTGCGACCGAAGTACGTGAAACCACCGTTGAAGATCGTCTGCCAGCGCAGATATTCGATCCGGGTTTCGAGGCGGCGGTTCAGTTTGTCGACGTTCAGGTCGATGCGCTGACGAGCGCCGCGCATGCTGCGGTCATTGCTGCCGAGCTTGCGGAGGTGAAGGATTTGCTTCTCATCCATCACCAGCTCTTCTTTCCAAGCGCCGCCTTCGAATTTTTGCGTGCGCGTTCCAACGCCCTGCACGGTCTTAGGCGAGGTGCCGATCGTGTGCTCGTTCGTCATGCCGCCCGATGCTTCGACAACATCGACGAAGATGTCGTCGGCTGGAATCGCGACGCTCGGCATGTACTTCGCGCCGAGGAAAGTGCTCGGGTCGTTGACGACCTCGCGCACCATCTTTTGAAGGAGGTTCGTGTATTCGTCCGTGAAAAATCCGCCGGTAGCTGCCATGTGTATGTTCTCCTAGTTCTCTGAGTGTTTGGTTTTGTGGCCTCGGCTCAGCCGAACCGAAGAAGTGAAACGCCATCGGCACCGATCACGATCTTGCCGCGCAAGTCGGTCACGCCGTTCGTGTCGATGCCCGTGAGCTTCGAATAGAACACGGTGCCGGCGATGATTGCTTGCGTGAGCACGCTATTCGCGAGGCTGTGGGTGTCAGTGTTCGTGAACTCGGATGCAGCGCATTTGCGCGCGAGCACCGCCACGGCGTCATTCAAGCCGGACGATCCGGAGTCGCTGTATTTCTGATACAGCCCGGTGACGGTGTTGCGCGCGAGCACTTCACCCGCGACGTAGCCGCTCGCATGGTACGCGAGCTGCACACCCAAAAATGATGCCTTTTGGCGCTCCATTGCGATGATGTTTGGATCATCGAAGCGGGTCACCTCAGCGGTAAAATTTGCGTTCAAGTCCATGTTTCGTTCTCCTGGTGATCCGCTTCGAGAGCGGCCTTAATACTGCCGAAAGCCCCGGTTAGGGGCCCTCGGCGATTCGTTGTTCAGTCGGTCAGGCGATAACCTCGGCGAGTGCGATCGTGATCGCCGAGAGCTTCGCGAGCTGCTCTTGAAACGCGGCGAGCTGCTTTTGCTGCTCTTCGATCGTCGATGCGCTCTCGACGTGGGTCTCGGTGACGGTCTCGGTCTCGCGCACGGCGTCGGCTGGGCGCACGGTCTCGGTCTCTTCGGTGCCGGCGGTCTTTGCCATCATCTTCGCGGTGAAGGGCATGTTCGAGAGCGTGGCCTTCGCTTCAGCGGCGAGGCGAACGCCCTTCACTGCCTTGCCAGCGTCGCTGAGGTCGAGCGGCTTGACGGTGCCAAGCTGCCCGACGTGAATCACTGGCTCACGAGCTTCGAGCACTGCCCACACAAGCGCGAGCGAGTCGTCGGTCGCTTCGGCGAGCCGCACGGTCTTGCCTGCCGAGAGCGTGATCTCTTTCAAGAGAACCTTCTCTTCGGCTGGGCTCAGCTTTGCTTGCGCGCGAAGCTTCGAAAGGCGGATCGAGATCTCAGACTTGCGTGCTTCGATCTTCGCTAGGCGGATCGACTCTTTCGCTTCGCCCATGAGCTGGACGATCTTGGGGCGCGCAGCGGTAAGCTTCTTCTCGCCTTCATCGCCGTCCGGCTCCTGATGCGCGAGGTCTTTCTTCTTCTCGTCTTCTTCGGCGGCGAGCTTCTTCGCTTTTTCGTCTTCTTCGGCCGCGAGCTTTTTCTCTTCTTCGTCGACTTCCGCCGCGAGCTTTTTCTGATCGTCCTCGGGCATCTCGGCGAGCTTCTTCTCGGCTTCTTCGGCCGAGCACTTCGCGGTTTTCATGAGATGCTTCTTCAATTTTTCTTTATCGGTCATGTGTGAACCTCGGGAGAGTAGGGAAGCGTGTGGGGCCGCCGGGAACGGCGTCACCGAAAGCTCTGAGAGAATACCGGTCGCCAAGTCGGCACCGATCGACACGTTTGAATAGCGACCGTCGTTCGCCTTCTCGACGTTGTCGGCACCGAGAAACCGAACGCTACCGACGAGCGCGAGCTTCGAGGTGCCATCAACGAGGCGGGGCTCGACACCGAGAACACCGACAACGCGACCGATCGTGTGGGTCGCGAGCTTGCTGTGATCGAGCTGTAACGGCGGATATTCGCGGTTTGGGATTTCGCCCTGATACGCGGCGGCGAGAAGAGCGATCCGGGTGTTATGGGTCTCGGCGAACTTCCGAAGGTGGTCGGCGGTGATCTTTACTTCGCCGTCCATCGACTGAAACACGCCCTCGTAACAGAGCATGCACGCGCGATCGATTTGCGCGGGGGTCGGTGACCCTTGTTCGATTGGCTGACCACCCTGGATCTGCCCGCTGTAAAGTCGGACTAGCATGCTAACAACCGGCGGCGAGCCGCTCGATTCCGTTTAGCGTGGGCTTGGGTGTGTTTTTCTCATGGAAAACACGATCGCGCAAGTTGTGATCTCTTGACTTACTGGTTCCACCCGGGCGGGAGCGGGACGAAAACGCGGTTCTCTGCTCGAAGGCTCATGTCGTTCAGTAGCTTCATGTGCGCCGGATTGAGCCTAGAGAGCGGCAATAGCTCGCTCCGGCAATTGTAGTGGCACGGCGGCGTGTTTCGCTTCAGTAGCGGGCTCGTCTTCATAAGCACGGCGTGACGTCGAGAGAGACACCACTCGGTGGTTGCGTGGTCTCTGACGCAGATAAAATAGTAGCCGACCACCGTGTCGATCGCGTTGTACGTGTTCACGCGCGTGGTGTTGTAATAGCGCGTCGTTTCGGTCTCGATGATCGTGCTCGCGCGCGCCCGGCTCACCCGAGCCTCTTCTTCGATGGCCATCTTTGCCGCCACGCGGTCGAACGCGTCGGGGTTCCAGATCGTTCCCCTTTCGTTGTGCCCGATCGCCTTCGGCTTGCCGCTGATAAACTCGCTTGCGCGCCGCTGCATGAGCGTTTGAACGCGCCTGATGTAGAGAGCCTTTATCGCTGCCGCTTGTGCTGCGGTGCGCCCAGGGAGCTTCCCAGTGCGACGCCACCGATCCCAGAGGGTTCGGATCCTCACGGTGTCACTGGGCCACGCTGGCGCACGTTGGGCCGCCATGGTGACGCCCTCGATCGCCACATACTCGGGAAGGGTAGCCGTGCGGGCGGCGTAGGTCGTGACCTCTAGCTCGTGCTCTAAGAGCGCATCGGCGATCTCTGAGAACATCCACTCGCTGTTTTTTCTGATGTCGTAATCGAGACCGTTGTTCTCGATGAGGTTCAGCGTCCCCTCGATGATCCGAGCAAAGACGCCGTTAAAATGAAGCTTCCACTTGCGTTCTAGAGCCTCAGCGACCCCGGCGCTCACCTGGATCCGGTTGGCGTCTCTCGTGCCGAGAATGCGTGCGAGGTGGGTCAGCGTTTGCTGATTTAGGGCCATGGCAGAATGTAACCGAGAAGCTCGAAGCCTGGAATCTCAGATTTGAATCGAGTCTTTCGCCACACGCCGCGCCCGTTGCTTTCGTTGCTCGTCTTGCCTGGCTCGCTTGTGTTGCCCTCGACCGTCATGATCCCTTCGGGGCTCACCGCGATGACGACGCCCACGTGACCACGTGTCTTGTCTGCCTTCGAGCGCCACAACGCGAGCGCGCCCACTTGCGGGGTCGTGCTCACGGTCTTCGCTAGTGCCCATAGGGTTTGCGTCGACTCGGTGTGTGCGAGCTGATGCTTCGCGCTCGAAGGCAAGCCCATCTCGACGAAGAGCTGATCGATCTCAGTCGCGAGGTGGTAAACGAATCCGGCGCACCACGGCTCACCTACGGCTTTGCCGTCTACAGCGCGTCTGAACCTGTTCACGACGTTGATCGCTCTGTCGTCGATTCCGATGAGCTGCTTTGCGAACCACGCGAGCGCCGGGCGCTTCATGCGTCTTCCACGACCCTGAGCTGACGGGGATTCGTGCGCTCTTCGAGGCGAGCACTAACGCCCGAGATGTCTTTGGCGTTTTCGAGCGCTGTTTTCTCGATCCTATTCAACCGGTGGTCGATTCGAAGGGAAAGTGAAATCTGGGCAATCATTCCAGCAGCAATGCCGCCAACCGCGATCCATTGTTCGAACGTCATGATTTACAGGATGAACGAGAATCGCAAATCGAGCAAGTTCGGGGGCGTCACGTGGTCTCGCTATGGGACGTCTGACGGGTAGGTTACGCCGTCGCTTCCTGAGTGCGTGCCGTCGTTTGATCCGATCTGATCATTGAGAAGCGTGGTGCTGTCTGTCACGTCGTCACCACACCGATAGTAGTTGATCAGGTTTGCGGCCTTCGAGTGAGTCGTCGGGTCGATCGCGTGTCCTGAGCTGATAAGAGCGGTGTGATCGGTTCCGGTAAGGGCGACGTTCCAGACTGTAAATTCGTCGAGATTATGAAGGCCCCATTCACCGAAAGCCGTGTCGGAATTGGTCGAAGCGCGCAGCGTGTTGAAGATGAAATCTCGTGTACAAACGTCGGTGCCAACGCTGGTAAATGTCACGCAAGCGGTCGAAGAGTTTCCAACGTAAACGTTGAGAGATCCCGAACCATTAAAGGCCCACGTTAGCAGCGTCCACGTGTTATCGGCGATCGACGTAGCACATGACGATGAAACGAAGTTTCCGCCCGCGTACATGTTGGTTAGGGCTGTCCCTGCGATGCCAACGCGCATGTGAGA